ATGAATTCATTGTTAAACGTATGGATAAATGGTATGGCAGCTGTAATAGCAGACAAAGATTTGTTTATATTTGCAATCGTTATGGAAGTTATAGGAATCATATCGTGTCATGATTTATATGCTGGATGTGGAGTTGAAGATATACCTTTTATATTTATTTCGCTCGCAGTTGGTTTCTTATGGATAATTACATTTCTGTCGTTATTATTATAACTCGGAATTGTTAACCTAAGAAGATTTCACACATATTTAACACAAAACGAACTTTCATAAGACGAAAACAAAAAGGCAGTTTCATAAACATGGATCTGTCTTTTTGTTTACAAAAATGATAACCAAGCTCGAGTAGGTTATTGATGTCCGTCCCATATTTAAAGAAACAAGAATATGGAGGAAATAATTATGGTTTACACAACAGAACAGTTAAGAAATGCAACTTTGATGCAGTTAGTGGATTGGGGATTCAGTCATTACCAGATGGACGAGATTATAAAAGGATTACAATCTGGTGTGGATGTTTCAATCTATGCAGATCCGAAATGTAGCATAATCCAGATGAGTCTGATTCGTCATCGCTTGGAAGATGTATCAAAGAAAAGTCAGTACGATTTCTATCCAGCTCAGAAAGAGATCATCAGAAAAGGTGAAGAAGCCGGAGTTGATGTAACAATTTTTGCGGATCGGAAGTATAATGACGCGCAGATGCGAGTAATCGAAAATGGATTGGAAAAAGGTATAGATGTCTCAATTTATGCTGATCCGAAATATGACTATGACCAGATGGAAGAGATCAAAAAGGGACTGGAAACAGGACTAGATGTCTCAATTTATGCGGACCCTAAGTATAATTCACGACAGATGGGTGCAATTCGAACTGGACTCGAAGAAGGGTTCGATGTATCAATTTATGCCGACCTCGATTATAACGAATACCAAATGGATGCAATTCGCAAAGGATTGAAAGCAGACCTGAATGTATTAGTTTATGCGGATCCGAAATATGATGAATTTCAGATGCGTGAAATTTGTCTTGGGTTGGAATCCGGTCTTGACGTTTCTATTTATGCGGACCCAAGATATTCAGCAGACAAGATGGAGTTCATTCGTGAAGATTTGGAAAAACAGATGGAACAGAACGAAGCAGATATCGAAAACGAAAACTATGATGAAGATTATGGCGACGATTATGGCGACGACTTTTGGGATCTTTGATATCGTAGTGCCTGGTTCAAACCGCGAAGCTTTAGCTTCGCATAACCAGTCACTGTCAATCAAGTCCTCACACTCAGAAGCTTTAGCCTCTGGAGTCCTTGATTTGAAATACGAACAGAAGACACTAGGACTTAATTTCTGGTGTCTTTTTTGCGTTTGCCTGAACAGATGTTATATATATAGGATACATCAGAAAACGCCAGACAGAATATGCCCGGCGTTTTATATTGTTTACGGTTGTGGCGTTAACCGTATGAATTAGTTAATTGATTGATACCGAATTATCAGATTTATATAAGTCTAACTGATAAGTCGCGTCTTTTCTGGTTAAATGATACCCTGTTTCTAACATATCGATAATTCGATCATCAGATGCATTAAGAAGACGCGCAGCTTTGATAGCTGATTTAATTTCGCTTTCATCTAACATTTCTTTTAATACTTCGCACATATAGGTTTGTCCTCCTTTTGTTTCTTTAAGATATGTCATACGTTTAGAAAGTTCTGGAAACTTTGTATTATGTATTCGCCTCTGTAAGAAACAAGACATTAGTTCTGCGATATCGCTTCCATCATCTATTTCAGTATTAACGAATACAAAATGCATCCCTGTATTAATAATATCTCCGGTTTCTCTGATTATACTATCAATATGGTAAATTGTTTTATTCCCCTTGAGAAAATCGAATTCTGATATATATACGACATATATATCTTTAATATCACTAAAATCAGTTCCTGTTTCTGAATCTTTAACAATAACACTCGCTGCATTAAAAACAGATCTGCGTACATGGTTATCGTTATCTGATCTTTGAACTTCGATACAACAAGTCGTTCCATCGCCTAATCGACACAAAGCATCAAGGATAACAGAACGTCCCCAGATATTTCGTACAACATTTTGAGGAATAACAGTCAGAACCACAAGATTTGAATCTTTCATGACTTTTTGAAGCATTTCTTGACATGTTCTGATATCTACTACGAGCTGTGCAAAAAGAACGTCATCAATCGGTCTGAGTAATGCGATCTTTTCCAGCATCTCTTTTGAAATTGTCATATGGTTTTCTCCATTCTTTTGTATATTAATCTATATAAACAGAGAAAAGTCCGCCACTGACTTATCCCTGTAATTTTTGTACATAAACAGGGATAAGCATTTAGCTCTCCTTTTATTCGTATGTATATATTATCCTAACATAAATATGTGTTATGTTGTTTCTCGCTAACAGTATTATATCACAACATATTGTGTCGCGCATTAGATTCTTGCAATGTTTCTTTGTTTCGTCTCGACACATATTTAAAATAATGCATACAGAAAGAGAGAATAGTTATGATTGGAAACATTTCAATAAAGATTTTCGACAGTCTACCTACAACGAATTTGCTTCTGATTTCAGATTCGGATTATGAGAGCAATCAGTCAGAAACGGAAGAAAATCATCAATATAGTATTGTTACGAAAGAAACGTTTACAGAATTACAGAGATTTTCTGGAGAGTGGAAATATACAGATAATTCGTATTATATGGATGACAATAAGGAATCGTATACAGAGACAAAGAAGATTTCCTGTGGTTTTTTTCAATACATGAACTCGAATTGGTATAACAAAACAGGTTCATTTATGAAATCGTTGATCATCAAATGCCGTTACGAAGAGTTAAAAGATGGCAACATAGCTGTACTGTTTACCCCATTTGTGGTTGTGAATTCAATTAGATACGAAAATGCAGTTAATATCTGCAGAAAACTATACGCAGATACTGAGATTGGGAAATGGTTAGAAAATACAACTGAACGTATATCATATGTGTTGCTTTTAAATTTAATCGAATGTTTTACGAATCTTTATACTTGGATTCTATTTGAATCGAAACTAAAAATATATTTCAATACATCAGAGATAAAACTGGATTTATTACAAAACAATTTGAATCCGGTGTTCTTAGATACGATTAAAATGATGTTCACATGGAAACAAATTGATTTTGAATCACGAATCGAACAGGTAAACAAAATAGGAAATATTTCCACGTGGACACAAGAAAAGAATAACAATGTGAGTTTGAATACGTTTGAAGAAGTTTATGAATTGCTGTATCAACAGGTAATTGAAATGAAACGAGAGAAGAATACGGATAATTTTGTAACGATAGAACAAATGGAAAACAGGGTCTCTCAACAAAATCAGGAAATGTTGACAGGTTCTTTGTTACAAATGTTGGATCAAGATATATTAGAACAGAATACCGTGTATCAAAACGGCATGATCTTACGTGTTTTTCGTTGTGGAAACAACAGCGATATTGTATTACCGTTTTATAATCCGTATATAATGTATGCCGTATATCTGTTTTATTTGTTGAGATGTCAGTTGAATACGAACGAAGAGAAAACAAAAGAAGCGTATTTCTCTGGTATTCATGATGTTTTTAATGCGTTAAGAAAACTAGTAAAAGAGAATGATTCCATGAATATTTTGTTTACGAATGAAGTTTTAGACAAAAACGAAAGATACTTTTCAGACCAGAGAGCAGATTTGTATACATTAGTAGAGAATAAATCGTTTAGAGTGTACAAAGATAAACGTATCAAAATTGTTGAGAAATTAATCAAAAACGGAATTAACAATATCTCTGCGGTTGGAGCGGACATGGAATGAATACATAAGGTTTGTTTCCGTTTGATTTTGTTTCCGTTTATAAGTGAAAAAAAGCCAAAGAGATGACCATCGTGGTTGTTTCTTTTCCTTTTGTTTCCAATCATTTTGTATGCGAACATCTTATCACATATTTAGGATAACAAATTAAACGCATACGAAAAAGGAGGAAACGAAAATATGACACAAAATGAATTAAACAAGATCATCGAGAATCATCAGCATTATCTCAATAAGGATATCGATGGATGGGAATCCATGAGAGCAGATTTATCAGATAAGAATTTGAGCGGCTTGAATCTTAAAAATGCGAATCTTAGAGAGGCGAATTTTAGAAATGCGAATCTTAGCAATTCGAATCTTGGAGATGCGAATCTTAACAATGCGGATCTTACATATGCGGATCTTAGAAAGGCGGATCTTAAAAAGGCAGATCTTAGAAAGGCGGATCTTAGAAAGGCGGATCTTAGAAAGGCGGATCTTAGTAGAGCGGATCTTAGAGATGCAGATCTTAGCGAAGCAAATTTGTACAGAGCATTTTGTTTGCATACAAATTTGTGCAGAGTAGATCTTAGCAATGCGTACCTTAGAGATGCGGATTTGTACAGTGCGTTTTGTGGTAATACAAATCTGTACGGAGTGGATCTTAGAGGCGCGGATCTTAGAGAAGCGAATCTATTCAGAGCAGATCTCAGAAAGGCGGATCTTAGAGAGGCAAATCTTAGAAATGCATACCTGTCCGGAACCGATCTCAGTGAAAATGCTAAAATCGATTACCCGATTACATGCCCGGAAACTGGCTCATTCATTGGTTATAAGAAAGCAGGCTGTGAATATATTGTAAAGCTTCAGATCTGCAAAGACGCAAAACGATCATCTGCAACAGCAAAGAAATGTAGGTGTAGTAAAGCATTGGTTTTGGCGATCGAAAATATAGACGAGTCTGATAGCGGATTACAGGAAATAGCATCGGATTTTGATCATTGTTTTATTTATCGCGTTGGAGAAATTGCAGAAGTCCCTGATTTTGATAACGATCGATGGAATGAATGCGCACCTGGTATTCATTTCTTCATGGATCGACAGGATGCCGTTGAATATTAAAAAACACATCAAAGAGATAACCGTTATGGTTGTCTCTTTTTGTTTCTGGTTTGTTTTGTATGCGATTACATCAGACCATATTTAGGGTAACAAATTAAAAACATACAAAAAAAAGGAGGAAACGAAGTATGACACAGGAACAATTAAACGAGATTATCGAGAGTCATCAGCATTATCTCAATAAGGACATCGATGGATGGGAAAACATGAGAGCCGATTTATCATGTAAGAACCTAAGCGGCTTGGATCTTAAAAATGTGAATCTTAAATCGGTGAATCTATACAAAACGAATCTTAGAAACGCGAATCTTAGAAATGCAGATCTTAATTATACATATCTATATAAAACGGATCTTAGTTATGCAGATCTACGTCATGCAAATCTGAATGGTGCATTTTTTAGAGAAGCGAATCTTTTGGGAACAAAAATCGATTATCCGATTGCTTGCCCGGAAACAGGTTCGTTTATCGGATATAAGAAAGCATATTATGGATACATCGTAAAACTTCAGATCTGCGAAGACGCAAAACGATCATCTGCAACAACAAAGAAATGCAGGTGTAGTAAAGCTTTGGTCTTAGCAATCGAAAACATTGATGAATCTGATAGTGGATTACAGGAAATAGAATCGATATATGATCCATCGTTTGTGTATCGAGTTGGAGAAATCGCAGAAGAACCTGATTTTGATGACAATCGATGGTACGAATGTGCACCTGGTATTCATTTCTTTATGGATCGACAGGATGCAGTCGATTATGAATTTTAAAAACACATCAAAGAGATAACCGTTGTGGTTGTCTCTTTCTTTTTGTTTCCGGTTCGTTTTGTATGTAATCGTTTCAGTCCATATTTAGGATAACAAATTAAAATCATACAAAAAAAGGAGGAAACTTTATGACAAAGGAAGCAATCAGAGAACATTTAAAACTGGCTATGAATCTGGCAGAATTGACCAGACAAGTATGCGAAAAGCTAGAAAGCGAACTAGCGGAAACATCAGGAGATGTCCTTTTCGATGTACTCGATGAGATTCAGGCATACGAATTGACGGACCTGGATGAGGCTATGGAAAGACTGGACGACGCATGTGCTTTTACCGCTTGTAGTGAAGACGAAGAGGATACATTACAGGCTCCGGAACTGTTACTTGGTGACGATCTGAGTGTCGTGGTGAGAGTGCCAGTAAACGGTGGAAAACTTGTTCTTGCAAACGGCGAATCTGATTACGGAACAAAGCAGATCGGACTTATGTACGAAAAAGACGGTGATCTGATTGACCTCGCACTGGCGGAAGTTAAGTCTGGAGAACTGGCAGAGATTGCAAACCAGGAACCGGATAATAAGGATATCGATCTGTATGTGTTTGCTAATCCGGAAACAGAGGATTATACGAATCGATATCATATTCCATATGATAAGATTCTAGCAGATTAGAAAACAGAGAGACCAGGCTTTAATGCTTGGTCTTTTTTTTGTATAGGTTTCAAGAACTCTGACATATTTACAGAACATTTGTTATTTCTTGTATATATATAGCACATATTTAGAGTAAATCTATTAATGATTAATCGAGGAGGAACAAAATATGAGTAAAAGAAGTAAATTAATAGTGAGCAAATTAGCAGCAGCAATCGTTATAATATTGATTTTTGTTGGTTGTTGCGGATTAAGTTTGATTGTAACTTGTGGGATTGTTAAGCTGATTACAATGTGTTTTGGACTGACATTTAAGTGGTCAACTGCCATTGGTATTTGGCTTATACTTTGTCTTTTAAAAGGTTCATTTAACGGTTCGCAAAAGAATTAAAACGTAATGGCGTGTACGAAGAACTTTGCGAACATGTCAGACAGAGAGGTCTGAAAAAAGAAATCCGTAAACAAATAGAAGAGACTGACTATTAAGTTAGTCTCTTTTGTTTCCGGCATTTTGTATGCTATTCGCAAAACCCATATTTAGGATAATAAATTAAAAGCATACGACAAAGGAGGAAACGAAATATGACACAGGAACAATTAAACAAGATCATCGAGAATCATCAGCATTATCTTAATAAGGATATCGATGGGTGGGAATCCATGAAAGCCGATTTATCAGATAAGAATCTGAGCGGCTTGGATCTCAGAAATGCGAATCTTATAGAGGCGGATCTTAGCAATGCGAGTCTTAGCAATTCAAACCTTAGAAATGCGAATCTTAACAATGCAAATCTTAGAGAGGCGAATTTGTACGGAGCAAATCTTATAGAAGCGGATCTTAACAATGCGGATCTTATAGATGCGGATCTTAATAATGCGTGTCTTAGATATGCGAATCTTAGAAAGGCGTGCCTTAGATATGCGAATCTTAGAAAGGCGGATCTTAGAAAGGCGGATCTTAGTGAGGCAGATATGTACGAAGCGGATCTTAAAGAAGCGAATTTATTAGGGACAAATCTTAAAAATACAAATACAGTCTGTGCAGTGATCAATGAAGACACAAAAATCGATTACCCGATTGCATGCCCGAAAACTGGTTCATTCATTGGTTATAAAAAAGCAGTCTTTAGAAAGATAGTAAAGCTTCAGATTTGTGAAGACGCAAAACGATCATCTGCAACAACAAAGAAATGCAGGTGTAGTAAAGCTTTGGTCTTGGCTATCGAAAATATAGACGGATCTGATAGTGGATTAAAGGGGATAGCATCGATATATGATCCATCGTTTATTTATCGAGTTGGAAAAATCGCAGAAGTACCTGACTTTGATAACAATCGATGGAGAGAATGCTCACCTGGTATTCATTTCTTTGCAAACAGACAGGATGCCGTTGAATATTAACTTTAAAGTACACTAAAGAGATGACCGTTATGGTTGTCTCTTTTTGTTTCCGGTTTGTTTTGTATGCAATTGTTTCAGTCCATATTTAGGATAACAAAACATAAGCATACGAAAAAGGAGGAAACGAAATATGAAACAGGAACAATTAAACAAGATCATCGAGAAGCATCAGCATTATCTTAATAAGGATATCGATGGATGGGAAACCATGAAAGCCGATTTATCATATAAGAATCTGAGCGGCTTGGATCTTAGCAATGCGAACCTTAGAAATGCGGATCTTAGAAATGCGAACCTGTACAAAGCAAATCTTATCAACGCGGATCTTGCATATACGGACCTTAGAAATGCGAATCTTAGAGATGCGAATCTTAGAAATGCGGATCTTAGCTGTGCGAATCTTAGAAAGGCGGATCTTGCAGATGCGGATCTTAGCAATGCGTATCTTAGAGAAACGGATTTGTGCAGAGCATTTTGTTGTTATGTAAATCTGTACAAAGCGAATCTTAACAATGCAAATCTTAGAGAGGCGAATTTGTACGGAGCAAATCTTAGCTATGTGGATCTTAGAGATGCGGATCTTAGAAAGGCGGATCTTAGAGATGCGGATCTTAACAATGCGGATCTTAGAGATGCGGATCTTAACAATGCGTGCCTTAGATATGCGAATCTTAGAAAGACGGCTCTTAGAAATGTGGACCTTAGTGAGACAGATATGTACGAAGCGGATCTTAAAGAAGCAAATCTGTTCGGATCAGATCTTAAAAATACAAATATAGTCTGTGCAGTGATCAATGAAGACACAAAAATCGATTATCCGATTACATGCCCGGAAACTGGTTCATTCATTGGTTATAAAAAAGCAGTCTCTGGAAAGATCGTAAAGCTTCAGATCTGCGAAGACGCAAAACGATCATCTGCAACAACAAAGAAATGTAGGTGTAGTAAAGCTTTGGTCTTAGCAATCGAAAACATTGATGAATCTGATAGTGGATTACAGGGGATAGCATCGATATATGATCCATCGTTTATTTATCGCGTTGGTGAAATCGTAGAAGTATCTGACTTTGATGACAACAGATGGAGAGAATGCGCTCCTGGTATCCATTTCTTTATGGACAGACAGGATGCAGTTGAATATGAATTTTAAAATACATCAAAGAGATGACCATTATGGTTGTCTCTTTTTTTTGTCCAGATAATAGAATTCCATGAGATTCAGTTCTTTATGATTGTTCAAACGGTAAATCCTTTTTCGTTTTAGTTTGCATCCATCCATACCATATTTAGGAATGTAAACAAATGCAATGATTCATGGAGCACAGGAAAAGAAGACGACAATGAAAGGACACCGAGTCACTAGCGACCTAATGAGGCGTGAACATCTGGGTGGACGGTCTGTGTAGAATATGAAACATGCGTTGTTACAATCATAAAATATCTTACCCAAAACGGAGGAAAACATTATGAAACTTATGGAAATCGTAAAACAGGCAGCAACAGCAGGTAGAGAGGTCGTTGGTATTGAAGTTACTATGAGTAATGATGACGCGTTATATCGTATTACTGAGTACGATGCTGAGTCAGGTGCTATCAAGGTCGCAAAGATCCTTGAGGACGGTACTACAGATTCCAACGAGATTGTATTAAGCGGCATTAACACTATGTTCGCACACTTTAAATACAATCCGAACCCGAAACCGACAGCAGACGCAACAATCGTAGACGGGGATTTGGTGATCGACAACGGACCAACAGTATCTCTTGGCAGCATTAAAGCTCAGAAGGTACTTGGTGCGGTTCCTGGATTGGTAATCCTTGGAGTTGGAGAGCCAAAAGATGAGGAACTTGAGGTTTATACCTTCAATGCTCAGTTTTCTGCCGATCCGGACTTCGTTGGAACATTCAAGGATGCCGGATTCACAGTCCCAGCCAACACAAAGGCGGTTGTTATCGATGACCGTACTTACTTTATCGAAACGGTGATCACACCAGTTGAGATCAAAGATAAGGATGGCAAGGTAACAGATGTCAAAGAGATCTGCACCAGCGATCTCATCCAGATCATGGCAACCGGTACTGGAGAAGATACAACCGTAAGAGGCGTATCATTCTTCGGAGATAACGGCGAGGTTATGGACTATGAGGATTTCTGCTACGAGGAAGATCTTGATGAGGATGACGATGATGCTGAAGATGCTTACAATGCATACCTCAAAGAGTTCGGCAACTCTGGTTCCGGATTTGCGGTTCCTATCGAAAGTGTCCGCATGGTAGAGCAGGCAGGTCGTAAAGATTTAGTTGTTGTAACCAAAGACACAATCGACGATGACGGATACCTTACAGATGAGGAACAGCCAACAATTCGCCTGTTCACAATGGACGGCAGAAAAGTTGGAACCTACCTTGTAAACTCCATGGATGCGAAAGTATACCTTGGTGGATCTACAAAGAGTGCTCCTTCTGTAACTGTATTCGACAAAGACCAGATCTTTGTAAGAGCAGACAAATACGGTATGAAGATCTTAAAAGATCCGAAGATCGTCGCCGCTCTGGAAGGTCACACAGTTTACTGCGGCAAGGAGTATGACGAAGAGACTAAAACTGCAACTTATTACTTCGGTGATGAGAAGCAGAACGTAGTCGGATTCTCATACAGAGAAACAGACAGAGGTCCTGTTATCAAACTGGTAACTGAGATCTAGTCTGGATTAAGTCTGTAAACAAAAACAATGAGAGTCAACCTTCGGGTTGGCTCTTTTTGTATGCGAACGTTCGATTCCATATTTAGGATAACAAAAACAAACGCATACGAAAAGGAGAAACCGAAATGAACAGATTATCAACTAACGAACTGAGACAGCTTATTAAGAAGTCAGGCATGACAACGGAGGAGTATTATAAGAAATTGTTTGCGTTACAGGAAGATATCGAATTTTTTAACCTGTATATGAAACGAAACAAAAAGAGCGAATACGGATTGGTTGTCAAAGTAAAAATAGGTGCCGGACGTGCTTTCGATGATATCTGGAAGAAATACGGATACGGAACAGACAAAGACAGTATCGAGCGTACATTTGCTGAAACTACTCTATTAAGTGTTATTTTCAAAGATATGTATGATGGTACTGACATCTATTCTGATGACGAGATCCGTAGTTTCAAATTTAGCTTTGAAATGTATGACGAGACAAATATGGAGGATTACATCTCAGACTTCACTGGATGCTCGCATGGATTGATGGACGTAGCAAAACAGCTCGAATTACTCGAGATAAAAGAGTGTTAACAAAAACAATGGGAGTCAACCTTTGATGGTTGGCTCTTTTTGTATGGTTTTCGAGACCTATAACATATTCATAAAACCCATATTTAGGATAACAAAAACAATTACACAATAAGAGGAGAAACGAGAGATCCTTTTATTGTATTAATTGTGAACAATATGATATAATAGGAGGTAGAAAACATGGATTTCGAAGACGATGTATTTGATGATGTGTTCGAGGACGATCGTTATGATAGTCAAGGCCCAGACAGAGATGAAAAGATGTTAATGGAACAACTTGAACACGAACAGTCACTAATATCTCGAAAATTAGAAACAAATGCTTTTTCAGTAGACAGAACGTTTGTAAATTCAATTGAGTATCATCGTTTGTTTGATAATCTCGAAATGTTACAGATTAGTAAGCCGGTACGAGAGGGATTGTATCGAGAAACTGGCAGATTGCTAGAATTTGTAGATGGTCAGGAGTCTGAAAGAATGATTGCGGTCAATGCAAGAACCGGTGATCTTGTTGTTGATAATATTACTAGACTTGGAAGTGGGACAATATCAGTAAATGGATTTAACGAAAAAGAGTATGCATTAGTTCAGAACTGTAAGGATGATGTTATAATCATACATAATCATTCGTTAAATGTTAGACCATCATTCAAGGATTTAACAACATTTTTAGATGAACCGAAAGTAAAGTTTTCAATAATTGCGTGTCATGATGGAGATATATACGTAGTGTCTGACGTAAGTCCCAAAATATTAGAAGAATACGAAAACTATTTTCAAGAAGTAAAAACGTATATCTCTGATGTGAAAACGGCACAATCATTAACTTTATCTCATATTTATCAAAAGAATGAGACGCTAACCGAAAAAGAAAAACTGATTAAATTCAAGCATTTGCGAAAGGAGTTATGACAATGAGCGAAAACAAGTATATGATCATGGATGAAACAATCAGACCGTTCGAACCGGGAGAACCTGGATACGAATTGCTTTTGAAATTGGAGCCTGTATTCGCAGAGATTGATAAGAAAATTCTTGCAAAAAAAGATTCAAAAGAAAGAAATCTGATTAAATCTGAAGAATCCAAGTAAAAGAGACAGAAAAGGAACCTATACACAGATTTGTGTACGGGTTCTTTTTTCTTTGCAAAGAAGTGTTAACAAAAACAAGAAGAGTCAACCTTTCACGGTTGGCTCTTTTTGTATGCGAACGTTCGGTTCCATATTTAGGATAACAAAAACAAACGCATACGAAAAAGGAGGAACTGAACATGAGTAATAATGTAATAAATAATGAACCTGTACACGGATACAAGGTGTTTAATCCAGACTGGACCTGTAGAGATTTTCAGTATGAGGTTGGAAAAACATTTGAAGAAAATGTTAAACCGAGTTGCTGTGGTAGAGGGTTTCATTTTTGCAAAGAAGCTATTGACTGTTTTAACTATTACGCTTTTAATCCAAAAAACAAAGTTGCAGAAGTAATTGCACTTGGAGAATTAGACACAGATGGGGATAAATCTTGCACAAACAAAATCCAGATTGTACGAGAGGTCCCTTGGATAGAAGTCTTGACAATCGTAAACATTGGAAAAGAAAACACAGGGATAGGCAATACCGGAAACTGTAATGCAGGAAACGAAAACACTGGAGATTGGAGTTCTGGATACTGGAATTCTGGAACAGGTAATGCTGGGGACGGCAACACTGGAGATTTCAATACAGGAAATTGGAACACCGGAAACGGTAACACTGGATACAAGAACACAGGAGATAGTAATATCGGAGACGAGAATACTGGAGATAGTAATATCGGAAACGAGAACACCGGAAAAAGGAATATCGGAGACAGTAATACCGGGGATTGGAACAAATCATCTTTTAATACCGGCTGTTTCAACACAAAAGAACAAACAATTATGTTGTTTAACAAACCATCGGATTGGACATTTCGTCGTTGGCTAGGATCATGGGCAAATTATTTGTTAAATCAGATGCCAAAGGATATTGTTGAATGGGTATATAAGAGTGCTATGACGGATGAAGAGAAACGTGAACATCCAACCTACGAAACAACAGGTGGTTATCTTAAAGTGCTTGATAATTCCGAAACCGCGCAGAAGTGGTGGGATAATCTTTCGGATGCAAATAAGGATACTATTAAGGCGATTCCGAACTTCGACCCTGAGATTTTCTACGAATGCACAGGAATCAAAGTAGAGTAACAGACAGAAAAGGAACCTATACACAGATTTGTGTACGGGTTCTTTTCTTTATGGAAAATGCTCTTTTTGTGTCCGTTAGTCATAGATCCCAGACTTTATAACCACAAATCCGTACCCGTTGCATTTCGGACACGGGCAGCAGGATCCCTTTTCTTGTTTCATGAACACTGTTTGTGGGATCGGCAGGTAGGAAATCTCATTACAGTCCGGACAATGTGCGACCTTTTCTTCGTAGGTCCCATATTTTCCGCAAACAAGAGTTACGTCATAAGTGAAGAGTTTTCTACAGTGTTTGCAAAAGAACGGGACCGAATTTACTTCAATTCGTGGGCGTTCCATTGTTTTGTACACAAGTGCGAGTTCATCGGTTCTGTTACCGTCTTCGATTGACTTCACAACTTTGTTTTCTTTCTGACTGTTGCCAGGTCGACCGTATATAGCATGAAATTCATACTCACAGTCTAAACATTTCGTATCATAATAGTTTCCCATACTTCAAATTCCTCCGTTGTATTCGTATTTGTTATCACTGACATACATCATTATAAGATATACTTATGGTTTTGTCTATTTTGAAGACAGATTGTTTTGTTTTGAACTAGTATTGTTTTGTTTCCGGTTCTTTTTGTTTCCTCTGCTCGTGTTCAGACCATATTTATCTTGTTACTCGTAAACAATTTATTTTTGAACACAAAGAAAGGAAACGAAATCTTATGAAACGAAAAGCAGTGAGTTGTCTGCTTGTTCTGGCTGCGATCATGACGTTAACGCCTACGATTCCAACATTGGCAGCCGAAAACCCGGACAACACAACACAGGAAGCAACAACGACAGGAACTCAGGGAGCGACTATCACATATGAACAGGATTCCGCATTTACAGTCACAATTCCGAAGACGATTACTTTAGGACAGAATAAGAGTGCAACTTATGGCGTCAAAGTAAATGGTGACATTTCCGGGAATGAGACGGTTACTGTTACTCCTGATGCGACCCTGCAATTGACGGATTCGAATGGAAAGGCTGCGGTCACTGGAACTATTACACAGGATATTACAGAGTTTGCAGCCGATCAGGTGAATCTACCGGATGGTGGCAGCACGACAGGTAATATTGTAGCAAACGAACTTACGTCTGGTGATTGGTCAGGAAATTTTGAGTTTGCGATCGGAATCAATAAAGAATTAGTAGCAGGATTGTATGATGCAGATGGAAAAATGGTTTGTACTTGGGAAGAGAGTGGAATCGATGTAGGTAAAGACTATGCATTTAATAATTATAAAACTGATCCAGCGTCTGCGTATTCCGTACTACAGGCAAAACCGGAAGTAAAATCAATTGTAATGCCAGACAGCGTAACCAGTATTGGAAATTACGCATTTTATGGTTGTTCGTCATTAACAAACATTACGATACCGGATAGTATAACAAGTATTGGCAATAATACATTTTATAATTGTTCTTCGCTTACAGACGTTGCAGTACCAAACGGTGTAACAAGTATTGGAAGTTATGCATTTTACGGTTGTTCCAATTTAACCTCAATTGCCGTACCAGACGGTGTAATAAGTCTTGGAGACCATGCATTTTCTCGTTGTTCTGGTCTAACAGCAATCACAATTCCAAACAGTGTAACAAACATTAAAGACAGTGCATTTTCACGTTGTACTAGTTTAACATCAATTACAGTCTCAACCAGCGTAACAAGTATTGAATCAGGTGCATTTAGTGGTTGTATTAGTTTAGCCTCAATCACAATACCAGATAGAGCAACAAGCATTGGAAATGGGGCATTTAATGATTGTATAAGTTTAGCATCTGTAACCTATAAAGGACAGACATATACAAGCAAATCAACACTAACAACAGCATTTGGTAACAACGTAACATTGGGAACTAATCCGTTTAGTAACACAGCATTAACCGATTAGTCCGATACACCTCATACCAAGAAAAGTCACACAACAGAGAACAAAGTGTGGCTTTTCTTTATATCATTTTGTTTCCCATCTTTAGTATGCCCTTATTTCGTCCATATTTAGGATAACAAAACAACCCGCATACAAAAAAAGGAGGAAACAAATTATGTTGATTACATTGACTGGAATTGTATTAATAGTTATTGGAATTATTATCATCTGGCTCTGTATTAAGGTTCCAAAATTCAAGAAAGTAGGCAAATACCTTGGAATTGTATTTCTGTCGGTTGGATTTGCATGGATGGCATTTGTATTCGAGGTCATTGGATTGCAGCGTATGAAAGAGGATTCGGAGATAGCAAACAATCAGAAAGAATACGTAATGTTGTGTGCGAATATTCGTTTGCTAGAATCGAATCCGGATGATGAAGCAAAGGATACAATCATCGAAAGTGTGAACAACTGGAACGAAAAAGTAGACAACGGAAGAAAGTATCTCAAAGATCCGTGGACCAGCTGGTTATGGAACAAGAATATAGTCGACTCAATGGAATACATTGAGATTCCGGAAGACCTGATTAAATAACCGAAAACGAGAAGAGTTACTGACACGGTAGCTCTTTTTGTTTTGTTTTCGTTCATTCGTATGCACATCTTAGTTCCATATTTAGGATAACAAAACATATTACATACGAAAAGGAGGAAACGAAAATGTTATTTACATTATTAGGAATTATGTTTGTTGTTGTAGGATTTGTTGTCATCTGGATCGGAGTTATCCAAAATAAAACAGCGAAGAAAAACAAAATGGGTGCTTTGTGTGTAGGTAGCTTTGCTTTGGTAGTTGGAATCACATGGGTAATGACGATGGCTTTGATAATATTAGAAGCACATAGCTGTGCGGATTCTAATATTGCAAACAATAACAATGAATACGTATTATTATCTGCAAGTGTCTGTTTGTTAGAAACGAATCCGAACTATGAAGAAAAAGATGCAATCATTGAAAGCATCAACAAATGGAACGAAAAAGTAGATAACGGGAGACGATATCTTAAAAGTCCGTGGACAAACTGGTTGTACAGCAAGAGAGTTATTGATGCGATGGAATACATTGAGATTCCGGAAAACATGATTAAATAATCGAAAAACGAGGAGAGTTGCCAATATGGTAGCTCTTTTTGTTTTGCTTTGTTTCCGTTCATTTATATGCACGTCTTAGTTCCATATTTAGGATAACAAAACAACCCGCATACGAAAAAGGAGGAAACAAATTATGTTAATGGTATTAATGGGAATCGTATTTATTGTTATCGGAATCGCTATCATTGCAATCAGCGTTATCCAAAAGAGGAAAACAAAGAAGAAGAATGCAGGTGTTTTCTTCGGCAGTCTGTTTTTGGTATTGGGTTTCATTTGGCTTACATTAATGTTTGAGTCGATCTGGAATCAGCATAATAGTGCGGATTCGGATATTGCAAACAATAATAAGGAATACGCATTGTTGTCTGCAAGTGTTTGTTTGCTGGAAGAGAATCCAGCTTATGAAGAGAAAGAAATAATCATTGAGTGCGTGAACGAATGGAACGAAAAAGTAGAAAACGCACAAAATGGACTCAAAAATCCGTGGACAAACTGGCTGTACAACAAGAGAGTTATTGAAGCGATGGAACACATTGAGATTCCGGAAAGTGTAACAAAATAACTGAAAACGAAGAGAGTTACCAACATGGTAGCTCTTTTTGTTTTGCTTTGTTTCCGTTCATTCGTATGCACGTCTTAGTCCCATATTTAGAATAACAAAAATATATTGCATACGAAAAAGGAGGAAACGAAATGAATATTATACCAATTAATCTTAATTTCCAATTTGATGAAGGGGATGAAACAACACCGATTATTATTGTTGCTACAGATGACGTTTATGTTCATATCTGTCAGGTTATGAACGAAATCATGGAAACTCATTCTGTTTTGTGTGAATCGGAAGACTATGGAAAGTTAGGACGTACACCAGAAACACTTATGAACTATTATTGTTCAAAAGTTAGACCTGGATGGAACTGGTATCCAATTGCATATACAGTGGATCTTAACTAACTAAAAACAAAGGGAGTTACCAATACGGTAGCTCTTTTTGTTTTGATTTGTTTTGTTTCCGTTCATTCGTATGCACATCTTAGTTCCATATTTAGAATAACAAAACATACTGCATACGAAAAAGGAGGAAACGAAATGAATTACTATTATCATTTGACACAGCCAGAATTTGTTAGCACGATCCAGAAAGAAGGATTGAAACCAATGCTTGGAAAACGGTCAAAGTCAATCGGAGACAAAGAAGAAAGACTTTGTTTGTGTTCCGAAAGCAGTATTGATGCCTGGTCAATCATGCTTGGGACAAATACGGTAATTAAAGTTGTAGTCCCAGACGAAGACAAAATGGAGTTAATCGACCAGGGAAATGTATCTGATGAATACAATTACGATGGTGTCATTCCGCCAGAGTACATTGTGGATATTTTTACAGTGAATCCAAGTAAAATCATACTCAACAAGCTTCGATATAACTATATGTGGGGATTATCTGAATTCTGTACTTATTGTGCCAGATATTATACAGAACTGGATAGCGAGAATACAGACGAAGAGTATCTTGATGCGCTCAAAGAAGCTATTCAAGTAACCGGAGAGTTATTAGTCCCTGTAATTCCAAAATTATGTTATCCGGACATGCCAAAAGAAGAACGAAAAGAGATACTAAAGTCAATTGGAAACCAGGGAGCGTATACCTTCTGTGATGACTATGATGTGAATGTTGAAGAGGGAATCCCAGTCAAAAAGCTATATCAGATGCTGATACTGTATCCAGAAGACGACCTTACCGAGATCCGTCAGACGATTAACAGACTGATCAAAGATAATTTCAAATATTGTCTGAGAATTAATACGGGCGGATTTACAGGCTAAAAAGAGAAACAAAGAGAGTTACCGACGTGGTAGCTCTTTTGTTTTGTATGCGAACTATGAATCCCATATTTAGGATAACAAATAATACACGAAAAGGAGGAAATACAATGTTATTAACAATCATCAAAATATCAGATATGATTTTTTCGGTTTCGGGAATTGTATATCTTTTAACAGTCGCAATAGAAAGGAAAGACGGAATTGTGGAAGACGAAATAATATCACGAATATCATCAATTTCTGCAGTTTATAGTCTTATGTTTGGGGCTCTAACATTAATATGTTGCCTTGTATATCTAATATTGTACTAAAAGCAAATTGAGTCTGCCTATTGGTAGGCTCTTTTGTTTTGTATGCGAATTATAAATACCATATTTATGATAACAAAACAAAACGCATACAAGGAGGAAAACAGTATGACAAGAGACGAATTCTTAAACATGGATTGGAGCGATTCACAGATTGGATACGACATGCAGGTTGGACTGCCGGATGGTGATAGTAGAACGATCGCTTATCTGACATTATCAAAGAAATATCCGAATTCATTATGCTTGGTTGCCGACAGTAAGGAATTCCCAGTAATGAATTCAGGATGTGGTTTAAGTGAAAACCCAATACCGTATGATGTTATCATCAAACTGAAAGAAGATACAGAGATCAAAAACGTCATTGCTATTATTGATGACAAAGCTTATGATCTTGTTCCTGGACACGTTGAGATGAATCATCATGATAGTATCATCCGTTTCGAGATATTTACGAACCCGATTTAAGCATACTAAAAGAATAGAATCCATACATATACAGACATGTGTGGGTTCTTTTTGTGTGTTTTCTGACGAGGTTTCTGAAATATGAGCCTTATATATTATAAACATATATTCAAGGAGGACAAAAGATATGTTATTAGCATTAATATTTACTGCATGTTTGGCTATTGGGATTTTACTCAGACTTATTTTGGTTGAGTATAACAATGATGATTGTACTTTTTTCGCGCAGGTTAGTTTTATGCTAGTTGGTGTTGTCGGATTGATCTGGATGGGAACGGTTATTTTGTGTTCTCATATTAGTGCGGAAGAGATTATTGTTAAAAATCAAATTGAGTATGAATCAATAATTGATGAAGTTCATGCTGTTGATTCAAACAACGAAGATGTATCCAAAGTACAGGTTATCAAAGATGTGAAAGAATGGAATCAAGATGTTCATAGTAGTAAATACTGGGCATCAAATCCATGGACAAACTGGTGCTATAGCCAGAAAGTTGTAAACGATATGAAATATATTAAAATTCCGGAATGGGATATTGAAAGTCCAGATGGTGGAGAAAACGAATAGTGAAAAAAACGAAGAGAGTCTGCCATATTGGTGGGCTCTTTTTGTGTATTTCTGACGAGTTTTTGAAATGTGAGTCTTATATATGAATATACGGAAAAATATTCTATACCATATTTAGGACAACAAAAACAAAGCATACGAAAAAAAAAGGAGGAAAACAGTATGATTATCACATTAATAAGTATTGTAATACTGGTATTAGGCGCGATTATGTTATCTATCGAACTTAAGAAACAATTTCCAAGCGAGGCAGGTCTTGAATTTAAAACGAATGTATTTTTTGCTGGACTTGCATTTACACTTATATGTTTCGGTCTAATTATGAGCAATCATCGCACGTATGATTCTCTTGTAGAAAACGAAAAAGAGTACGCATTATTAGATGCAAACGTTAGACTGATCGAAACAAACGCAGACGAACTACCAGTCGATGTTATCATTGAGAGAGCGAAAGAATGGAACCATAAAGTAGAGGAAGCAAGAAAATGGACCGCAAACCCGTGGACAAGTTGGTTTTATGACAAAACGGTCACGGATGAAATGGAACTGATTGAGCTTCCGAAAAGAAACGGTTCCGACTAAACACAGAAAGAACTTGTACATTAGTGCAGGTTCTTTTTCGTTTCCGATTTGTTTTGTATGCGAATATTTAGAACCATATTTAAGATAACAAAATAAAGCATACAAAAAAAAGGAGGAAACAAAATATGACACAAAATGAATTAAACAAGATCATCGAAAGACATCAGCATTATCTCAATAAAGATGTTGATGGATGGGAAGACATGAGGGCGGATTTATCACATCAAGATCTGAGCGGATTAAATTTACCACGTAAAGATTTACGATATATACGTTGTAACGAGACAATTCTTAATGGTGTAAATTTTTATCATGCAGATCTTAGAGGGGCGGATCTTAGTTATGCAAATTTAATCGATGCAGATCTTTATTATGCAGATCTTAGAAAAGCAAATTTTAGACATACAGATCTTAGCGGAGCAGATTTTTATCGTGCAGATCTTAGCGGAGTAGATCTTAGTTATGCAAATTTGTACAGAACAGATCTTTGGCATGCAGAACTTTTAGGAACAAAAATCGATTATCCACTCGCATGTCCTGAAACTGGATCTTTTGTCGGATACAAGAAAGCATATTATAATTGTATCGTGAAGCTTCAGATCTGTGAAGACGCGAAGCGTTCATCTGCAACAACAAAGAAATGCAAATGTAGTAAAGCGTTGGTTTTGGCAATCGAAAATATGGACGGGTCTGATAGTGGATTGCAAGAAATAGAGTCGAATTTTGATCCTAGTTTTATTTATCGAGTTGGAGAAATTGTAGAAGTATCTGACTTTGATGATAATAGATGGAATGGATGTGCCCCAGGAATTCATTTCTTCGTGGATAGACAGGATGCAGTTGAATATGAATTTTAAAACAAGAGAAAAGGAGATAACCGTTGTGGTTGTCTCTTTTTTTTTGTTTCCAGAGGTTTTGTATGCGATTATTTCGAACCATATTTAGGATAACAAATTAAAAAGCATACAAAAAAAAGGAGGAAACAAAGTATGACACAGACTCAATTAAACAAGATCATCGAAAGACATCAGCATTATCTCAATAAAGATGTTGATGGATGGGAAGACATGAGGGCGGATTTATCACATCAGGATCTGTGCGAAGCGAATCTTAGGGGTGCGAATCTTAATTATGTAGATCTTAGAAAGGCGAATCTGTACGGAGCAGATCTTAGAGAGGCGGATTTGTACGGTGCGGATCTTAGAGAGGCGAATCTGTGCAGAGCGGATCTTAGAAAGGCGAATCTGTACGGAGCGGATTTTAGAAAGGCGAATCTGTACGTAGCGGATCTTAGAAAAGCAGATTTGTACGCAGCTGATCTTAGTGGAGCAGATCTTACATGTGCGGATCTTAGAAATGCATATCTTAGAGATGCAAGTCTGTTCGATGCACATTGTCGTTATGCAAATATGTACGGAGCAGATCTTAGAAATGCGAATATAACCTATGCAATAATCGGTGAAGATACAAAAATCGATTACCCACTCGCATGTCCAGAAACTGGATCTTTTATTGGTTATAAGAAAGCAAGATATGGATACATCGTAAAGCTTCAGATCTGCGAAGACGCAAAACGTTCATCTGCAACAACAAAGAAATGTAGATGTAGTAAAGCATTGGTTTTGGCAATCGAAAATATGGACGGGTCTGATAGTGGATTGCAAGAAATAGAGTCGAATTTTGATCCTAGTTTTATTTATCGAGTTGGAGAAATTGTAGAAGTATCTGACTTTGATGATAATAGATGGAATGGATGTGCCCCAGGAATTCATTTCTTCGTGGATAGACAGGATGCAGTTGAATATGAATTTTAAAACAAGAGAAAAGGAGATAACCGTTGTGGTTGTCTCTTTTTTTTTGTTTCCAGAGGTTTTGTATGCGATTATTTCGAACCATATTTAGGATAACAAATTAAAAAGCATACAAAAAAAAGGAGAAAACAAAGTATGAAACAGGAACAATTAAATAAGATGATTAAATGCCATCAACATTATCTCAATGAGGATATTGACGAATGGGAGGAAACGAAAGCAGATTTATCAGATTATGATCTAAGTGGTTTGGATTTGTCACATAAAGATTTACGATATGCTAATTTGAACGATGCAAAATTTTATCATGCAGATCTTAGAGAAGCAAATCTTAGGCATACAGATTTTAGAGGAGCAGATCTTAGGTATGCAGATCTTAGAGGAGCAGATCTTACGTATGCAGATCTTAGTGGAGCAGATCTTAGGTATGCAGATCTTAGTGGAGCAGATTTTAGGAATGCAAATCTTTTTGGAGCAAAAATTAATTGTCCGATTGATTGTCCAGAAACATGATACGTCGGATCTTTATTTCCAAATGGTAGCGAAAACGAATAATAAAAAACGAAGAGAGTCAGAATAATCTGGCTCTTTTTGTGTGTTTTCTATGACGAGGTTTTCAAGAAGTGAGCCTATTAATTATAGTTAACAAAGTCATAGAAAAAGGAGGGATCGGACATGGCAGTAATTCTGCTCTTAGGAGTTATGTTTTCAGGGTTGATTTTGTTCATAAGCACAATTGCATACCTTTATGATTTTGATCTGTCTGGTCATGAATCTGAATTTCAGGATCTGTTGGAGTTGTTTGTAGAGCTAGGATCCATAATCATTGTATGCGGTGTCTTTTTCTAAACGCGAAGCTTGTATTCCAAGTCTTCCTATATGCTTAGCTTAACATACAACTGTTTAAATCCATATTTAGGATAACAAAAATCATGATATTAAAAAGGAGGAAACGAAGTATGACACAGGAACAATTAAACAAGATCGTCGAAAATCATCAGCATTATCTTAATAAGGATGTTGACGGATGGGAAAACATGAAAGCCGATTTATCGCATCAGGATCTAATGGATTTGGATTTATCACGTAAAGATTTAAGAAATGCGATTTTTTATAACACGAATCTTTGTAGAGCGAATCTTTATAACACGAATCTTTGTAGAGCGAATCTTAGAAATACAGATCTTAGAGGTGCTAGTCTGTGCGAAGCGAATCTTGAAAATACAGATTTTAGTTATGCAAATTTGAACGATGCAGCATTTTATTATGCAGATCTTAGCGAAGTAAATTTTAGGCATACAGACCTTAGCGGAGCAGATTTTTATCATGCAGATCTTAGAGGGGTAGATCTTAGTTATACAAATTTGTACGGAGCAGATCTTAGATTTGCAAACCTTAGAGATACAAAAATCAATCACCCGATTGCATGCCCGGAAACTGGCTCATTCATTGGTTATAAGAAAGCATTCTACAAAAAGATCGTAAAACTTCAGATTTGCGAAGATGCGAAGAGGTCATCGGCAACAACAAAGAAATGCAGATGTAGTAAAGCATTGGTCTTGGCGATCGAGAATATCGATGGATCTGACAGTGGATTACAAGAAATAAAGTCGTATTTTGATTTTAGTTTTATTTATCGCGTTGGAAAAATCGTAGAAGTATCTGATTTTGATGATAATCGATGGAATGAATGCGCTCCTGGAATTCATTTCTTCATGGATCGACAGGATGCGGTCGATTATGAAATTTAAAAACACATCAAAGAGATAACCGTTGTGGTTGTCTCTTTTTTTTTGTTTCCGGTTATTTTGCATGCAATCATCTTATCACATATTTAGGATAACAAACAATAAAGCACATAATAGAGGAGGAAACAAATATGTCAGAAACAAAAAGAACATGTCCATTCGGAACAGTAGGAGATCAGAATCAGAAAGCGATTCTTTACCAAATCCTGCAAAATGGATTCAGAGACGAAAATCCGAGACCACATTATGAAGATATGTATCATAATGCGCATCTTTCTGATGATTGCAAATATGTGATCACAGAAGACGGAAACAAGATCGAAATTGAAGAAGGAACTGCATTTACAAACGGCTCAGATGTAACCGTTTATGTCCCGGCTCATACGTTATCCATTAACCATGTTGTTACCAGATACGACTTAGCAAAAGGTGAGTGCCCGATTTTGACTTTGAGACCGATCGCGTGGAAATCAGCAGTCAAAGAAATCTTATGGATTTACCAGATGCAGAGCAACAAACTGTCAGATCTTCATGATCTTGGTATCAAATATTGGGACCAATGGGATGTTGGCGACGGAACAATCGGCTGCAGATATGGAGCAACCGTAAAAAGACATAACTTAATCAATAAGTTACTGGATGGATTAACAGCCGATCCATTTGGTCGCCGTCATATCATGTGTATGTGGCAGGAAGACGATTTTTCAGACGAAACAGGAGGAACAACCAAAGGATTGAATCCATGTTGTTATGAAACGATCTGGAATGTAAGAAGAGGAATCGACGGTAAATTGTATCTGGATATGCTCATGAATCAGCGGTCCAGTGACTTTATCGTATCCGCCTCAATCAATGAGATGCAGTATGTTGCGCTTCAGTTGATGGTTGCAAAACATTGTGGATACGAACCTGGCGTATTCACACATGTAAGTGAAAACGTTCAGATTTATGAAAGACATTTGAGTCAGGCAAAAGAAATCGTTTTTAATCGAAATACAATTGATTGTGATCCAAGATTTGTTCTGGATACAGAGAAAACAAATTTTTTCGATTTCACGATTGATGATTTTAAACTGATCGGATATCCAAGAGAAGAAATTGCAAAGAAGAATCCACAGATGAAATTCGATCTTGGAATCTAAAACAGAAACAAACAGAAGGACTCGCATTATGCGGGTCTTTTTGTTTCCGAAAATTTTGTATGCGATCAACTCATACCATATTTAAAGATAACAAATTAAAAGCATACGAGGAGGAAACAAAAAAAATGAGTAATAAAACGAACACACCTGTACATGGATATAAGGTATTCAGACCTGATTGGACCTGTAACCCGACAGGAAAGAACTGTAAACAGTACACTTGCCCCGGAAAATTTGAGGAAAAAGGGGAGCTTAATGTTTGCTGTCACGGTATGCACTTCTGTCAGACTGCTGCTGACTGCTTCAATTATTACAATTTTGACAGCAACAACAAAGTTGCAGAAGTTATTGCCTATGGTGAGGTAAAAACAGACGGTGACAAGTCATGCACGGACAAGCTTGAAATCGTACGTGAAATCCCATGGGATGAAGTATTGCGGATCGTCAATATTGGAAAGAATTGCACCGGGATCAACAACACCGGGAACAGGAACACAGGGCACTACAACACCGGTGACCGCAACACCAGGTACTGCAACACCGGGGACAAGAACACCGGGGACAGGAACGCTGGGAATTGTAACGCAGGAGACAGGAACACCGGGAACAGGAACACCGGAAGCTACAATACCGGAAACTACAACACAGGGGATTGGAATACCGGGTATTGGAACACCGGGAACAACAACACCGGGTACAAGAATACAGGAAATCAAAACACTGGGGATAGGAACACTGGGAATAGGAATACCGGGGATTGGAACAAGTCATCTTTTAATACTGGCTGTTTCAATACAAAAGAACAGAAGATATTGCTGTTCAATAAACCGTCAGATATGACCTATCGTGACTGGTGTGAATCTGATGCACGGTGGTTATTAAAGCAGATACCAAAGGATGTTGTTGAATGGATTTGGTCCGACAATATGACTGATGAAGAAAAGGAACAGCATCCGGAATACAAGACAACACGCGGTTACCTGAAAGTGCTTGACGAGTCTGAATGTGGTCAGTTGTGGTGGAATAATCTCGAAACAAAAGACAAAGACATCATCAAGGCGATTCCAAACTTTGATCCAGATATTTTTTACGAATGTACTGGAATCAGAGTCGACTAACGAAAAACAGAGGCTGACCAATTGGTTGGTCTCTCTTTTCGTTTCCAAAGTATTTGTGTGCAAGTACTTAATACCATATTTAGGATAACAAATAAATTTAGCACACAAAAAGGAGGAAACGAAAAATGAGTAATAATGTAACAAATCACGAACCAGTACATGGATTTAAAGTATTTAATCCAGACTGGACTTGCCGAAATTTTCAGTATGAGGTAGGAAAAACATTTGAGGAAGATGTTAACCCAAGTTGCTGTGACCGAGGATTTCACTTTTGCGAAAAGGCTGCCGACTGCTTCAATTATTACAAATTTGACAGCAACAACAAAGTTGCTGAAGTCATTGCTTATGGTGAGGTAAGAACAGACGGCGACAAGTCCTGCACAAATAAAATCCATATTGTAAGAGAGATTCCTTGGATGGAACTCTTAACAATCGTAAATACTGGAAAAGATAATACAGGATTAGGAAATACTGGAGACATGAACGCTGGGGATTGTAACACCGGAAGCAGGAACACCGGAAACAGGAACATCGGGAACAGGAACACCGGAAGCAGGAACACAGGGGACAGGAACACCGGGGACTACAACACTGGAGACATGAATACCGGGGACTGGAACAACGGAAACTGCAACATCGGGGACTGCAACACCGGAAGCAGGAACATCGGGGACTGGAACACCGGAAGCTGCAACGTCGGGGAATGCAACACCGGGAGTGGAAACACCGGGGACAGGAACACCGGGAATATGAACAGCGGAAGCTTCAATACTGGGGATTTTAACAATTCATCTTTCAACGCAGGTTGTTTCAATGTAAAAGAACACAAAATCATGTTGTTCGACAAACCGTCAGATATGACCTATCAGGATTGGTTAGACTCAAAGGCCAGGGAATTACTGAGACAGATACCAAAAAGTGCTGCTGAATGGGTGAATACAGACGACATGACGGATGAAGAAAAAGTAGCACACTCAACATATAAGACAACAGGTGGATATCTTAAGGAGCTTGATAAGTCTGAATGTTGTCAGATGTGGTGGGATAGTCTTGATATAGACGATAAAGAAATCATCAAGGCGATTCCAAACTTTGATCCTGATATTTTTTACGAATGTGCTGGAATTAAAGTCGACTAACAAGAAACAGAGACTGACCAATTGGTTGGTCTCTCTTTTTGCCTCCGGTTGTTTTGTATGCGAAGAATTGAGTCCATATTTATGATAACAAAACAAATGCATACGAAAACAAAGGAGGCAAAAAGTATTATGACAAGATCAGTAACAGAAGCAGCAAATCGTGTCAGAAAATGCTTAGAAGGCGGCAGATTCTGGGACGTCATAGAGACACCTGGAAAAGAAATTGAAGTGTATTGGTGCGGAGACTTACGTTTCGTGATCAGCAGAGATTATAACGAGGACTGGATTATTTCAAGCGAGCACGAATTGAATCTTGAGACTGTTGCACGTGTTTGGGAAGCAGTCAAAGGATACTAAAACAGCAACAATTAGAGTCGACTACTATAGTTGGCTCTTTTTGTGTGCCTCCGGTTGTTTTGTATGCGAAGAATCGAACCCATATTTAGGATAACAAAAACAAAGCATACGAAAGTAAAGGAGGCAAAGTGAAGTATGGAAAAGAAAAGATTGAAAGATATGACGGATCACAAAGTAATGAGTTTCAAAGAAGCTGCAAAAGCGTTAAATTGGACTCTCACAGAGGATGACGAAGTTTACCCAGTATCCTGTGACTGCGGTAACAGCAAAATTGAGTATACTGGAGTAATTGGTGTACAAAAATTAAGATGCGGTAATTGCGGAAAACAAATGTCAAGTCTGATTTCTTTGAATCCGGCTTGTCGTTCAATGTTTGACATCGAGAAAGATGAGGAAGGAAATGAGCGGTTCTGGATCATTGAAGACAAGAAAGAAGTCGATAATGATGAGGATCAGACAGAAACGATAACAGGCTGGCTTGCAAAGCAGGAAGATTACGGTCTCTGCAACCCACCAATGGACGCACAGAAAGCATTGAGTTTTCTGGCTGAGTATTTGGATATTCCGGAAGACACCATACCTGAAAACGAACAACAGACGAATACCTATATTGTTTGCAAAATCTTAGATAGATACAGCAAAAAATATAGAAAGGAATTGAAAAACAAATAAGAAGCAAACGAAAGAGCCTATTCCAATTTAGTGGAGTAGGCTTTTGTGTGCCTCCGGTTGTTTTGTATGCGAAGAGTTGAACCCATATTTAGAGTACAAAAACAAAGCATACGAAATAAAGGAGGAAAAGTGAAGTATGGAAAAGAAAAGATTACAAGATGTTACTGATTACAAAGTAATGAGTTTTAAAGAAGCTTGCAGATCGCTTGATTGGAATATCACAGAAAATGGATTTCTTACAAACGGAGACTGTTATACAGTATCATGTAACTGCGGTCACAGCAAAATTGAATACAGAGGTTCTTTTGGAGTAAAAGCAATAAGATGCAATAACTGCGGAAAACACATAGTAAACCTAGTTTTCGCGATTCAGACGGAATTTCAGACGGAATCTTATCTATTTGAAGAATGCGAGAAAGATGATGAAGGAAATGATCGATTCTGGATTGCCACAGACAAAGCAGGTAATCTCAATAGGGTCCGTAACATTTCCGCTCGTGTCATTCCAAAAGCCGCATTCGTTCAAAAACCGTTAGATGAAGGGATCACAGTAGAGGAAATCACAGAACTCGTCAGCAAACTCGAATGCGAACAGGTAATTCCAATCGAAGTGCAGGCGAACAGTAGTTGTGCTATTGGTTTCATTTCATTGGATGCTGCTGAAGAATTGAATTACGATTACGATAACCTGATTCGGAGTGTGTCTGAGGTAATCGAAGACATGGATAACGAAACAGAGTATGGAAACTACGATTTTGATGGATTTCCGGTATATATCGGATATTAGGAGGAGGAAACAATATGAAGAAATCAGAGAAAAACATGATCTTTCAGGAAGCTGCATTAATGTCAGATGAGAAACTAAAAGAAGCGTATTATGATTCTGTAGATGCTTGTCTCGGGAGCCAGGCAGAAATTATGGAAGATCGAGGATGGGATCCTGTAGATATTAAAGAACGTCGCCAGTATGAGAAGTTCCTTTCTGAGAAATCGGATCTTTTGGGATTCATCTGCGATATGAGAGGTATCAAACTTTGGGAGATAAGGAATCATAACTAAAAAAAACAGAAGAGAGATTGCATTCATGTGATCTCTTTTCTTTTAGCCTTTACTTGACATATAACGTAATTGCGTTATAATGAACACAAAGGAGTGATAATCAATGAATGACCGTTTAAAGAAAAAAATAAAAGAAACTGGGAAAAGCATATATAAAATCAGTCAAGAGAGTGGAATTCCATATACAACATTGAATGAATTGATCAATGATAAGAAAAATATTAACAACAAAGCAGCAGAAACAGTATATAAGCTTAGTTTATATTTGAATTGCAATATAGATGAGATTCTGAACAACATTGCTTTTCTCGAAAACGGAAAAGGAACTTATCTTGGATATCGATATTATTGGAAAGTAACGAATAGTGGAATAGAGTTGCATATACTAGATAATAATGAAGATTTAATGTTGCTCACTCTAAAAAATATGTGTCAAGATTTATATGATTGTTATCGGAAACAAGTACCTGAAATGATGATTGAAGATTATGATAATGAAAAACGAGAATGGGAGGCATTGCTATGAGTCAATACGCATTAATGCATAAAAATGATGTTTGTGGAAGTCTAATTATCGATGACGAAACAGGGACTCTAAAAATATATAAAGACAACGGAAGTGGGTTATCACCGTTTTTGGGAAATGCAGATACGAGAAGAATGAAACATTGGTGGGAAGGGAGAGCTGTTCCTGCTTCTCGAAAAATGATGCAGGAAGTATTAAAACAAGCTGGATGTACGAATACAAAAATGTATCTGGCAAAAAATCTTGCTCTATCAATGACAGATTCTTATTGGATTCGACCACTGGATATGGATGTAAAATATGAAGATGTGAAGTTATCAAGTATGAATCAATTTTCTGACAATAAAGTTCCATATCACAATGCAACTTCTTATGATTCGAATGCCGCATTAGGTGGACAAATGGAAAAATATTGGGATATCGAAACACAATTTCCAACGCTTGTGAAAGAAAGTTATAAGTATTTTGGACAGCAGGCGATAAATGAGGCTTTTGCAACTTATTTGCATGATTTACAAGAAACGACAATCCCTTATGTTCCTTATCTTGCTGGACATACAGAGGATAATGGTCTTTATTGTAGATGCGATGCATTTACAAACGATTCTGTTGAATTAGTATCCGCATATGAAGTTATCGAAGGATCGAAATTGCAAAATGACAAATCATTATATGATAACTATATTCGGATATGTGCAAAATTAGGAATTGAAGCTCAAGAAATTAGTGATTTTATGGATTATCAGACGTTAACAGATTTCATTATCAGTAATACAGACGAACATCTTGGAAATTTTGGTATTCTAAGAGATTCAAACACAATGCAATATCTAGGTCCAGCACCAATATATGACTCTGGTAATAGTATGTTTTTCAAAGAATCATCAACGGTTCATACAAGATTAAGCTTATTGCAGCAACCAATTACAAGTTTTTACGATTCTGAAGAAAAAATGGTTAAGAACATAAAAAACAGACAGTTAGTAAATATAGATTTACTTCCAACGGTTGAAGAGACAATTGCTTTATATACATCATATGGATTTCCAGAAGAAAGAGCCATAACAATTGCAAATAACTATGCATTAAAGGTTGATATGGCTTACGAATTCGAAAACGGAGCAACGATATCAATGTACCATGAAAGACAAAAAGAATCAGAAAATATTCCAGAAACAAACAACCTAGAGGATAATACAGACGATTTTGATGTCGGAGAGGATTTATAGAGATCGCATTCATGTGGTCTCTTTTCTTTTGGTAACAATAACGGTATACTAACCATGGGATATAAAATTTTCATGCTGCTTTGTCGCAACACATATTTAGAATACAAATAAGAGAAGAGGAAAGGAGAAATGCTATGTTTGATGAAAAGAATATCGAACTTGACGAAAAGCATTCGAAAGAAAAGAAAAAGGAATACCTGATTAGAGACGACGAAGGAAATATTCAATTCGTGTATTCTATATACAGAAGACCAGAAATGGATATTATCTTTCCACAGTTCACTCCTGTATTAAGTACAGGGTTATTGCCTGTGATTGATATACTTGATGACAAAAAGGTTCTTACTTTTGAACCAAACCCGATTGGATCCGTCATTACTCAGTCATATTTTGGCAAGTTCATAGATGATTCTGTATTTGCGAAAGAAGCGGCAGAATACATTATGGATCACTTTGAGGAACTTTAACAAACAAGGAAAGACACTGCTTATTCAAGTGGCGTCTTTTTTTCTTGCCATACAGAGGGAGGTCTCCGCACATATTTATGAAAAATGAAGATATGGAGGAAACCATTATGAGTAGTGTAAATGACTTGTTGAAGGCAATTGCAAACAGAGATTATTCCCAGGAATATATTAACGAAGACATAAGTTTTGTAAACGAACGATTTGATAAGTTTCGGAAATACTTTAATGCAGTTTATGAACATGTTTACGGTAGCTCTACTGCGTTAACATTAGTTCACGGAGGAATGATGACACCAGAAGCCTATCAGGATATGGTCGTTAATCTTGATGGAAAAAGAAAACACGCACATGATATGGCAATCGCAGCCTGTGAACAGATCAATCGTCAGTGTGATATGTACGGTCTCGAACATCTGTGTCCGGAAGTTGAATTCGATCAAATCAACAACCAGAAATGTGTAAACAGAGGAGAGATTGCAGATTTTGTTGGTCGATATGTGTATTCCGTATTTCAACAAGGACGTGAAGGCAGAACTATGGATCAGCTTATCATTGACAACGAGATGAAATATGGTGACCGCCCGGCGCTTGATGTTTCGTATGAGATTGCGAAAGATGCAGGCAGAAATCCAGAGCATGCATACAATTCAGGCGACATGGATCAAAATGCATACGGAGAGTTCGAATACAAAAGTGGGGTTACCAATGACGATGCTGGTGGGGATTCTATGGAAGACGTCGAATATGATGACGATGATTTTGGAGAATTATGACGAGTTTCCGCAATTTTGAGCCTTATTATGGTATATAATATTATGGAAGGGCGTAAATGAGGCTCGAGAAAGGTGGAAACGAAATGAGTAGTATAAATGATTTATTGATGGCAATTATGAACCGTGATTTTGATCGTGATGAAATTGAAGCAGATATTGTATTCGTAAAGCATCAGATTGATATGTTGCGGACTTATTTTGACATGGCTTACAAAGAGACATACGGAAGTTCAGTAGCTGTTACATTGGTTAAAGAGAAGCAGATCACTGAGGAGCGGTATAAAGAATACATTGCTGGTTTGGAGACCAGGAGAACGAATTGTTTGGACACAGCAGTCGCAGCCTGTGCTCATATAAACAAAATGTGTGACCAATACGGGCTGCAACATCTGTGTCCGGAAGTGGAGTACGATAAACAAAACGGAAATAAATGTGTAAACCAAAATGAGATTACAGAGTTTATCGGCGAATATATGAAAGCTGTTTTCGAACAAGGTCAGGAAGATACGACAATGGAACAAGTCGAAACGGAATAAGAAAGAGAAACAGAGACTAGTAGGAATGTTGGTCTCTTTCTTTTTGTTTTCAAATTAGTTCGGCTCCCAGAAAACCATATTTAGAGTAATAAAAAAACATATTCAAAACAAGGAGAACAAGGAGGATTAAAATGAAAATTGGAATCACAGAGTATGGGGATGCTGGCGTCGACTTCAGATGGGAAAACAAATTAAAGGAAATCGATGGAGTTATCCTCATTACAAAGAATCTAAACGACACATTCATTAAAAAGGTTTTAAATCATATGAATGAAATCCCGATCGTAGTTCACTGCACGTGTACCGGATGGGGACACACAAGAATGGAACCAAATGTTCCGGATTACAAACAACAGCTTGCTCAGATGAAGAAATTAATTGAGTCTGGATTTCCGGCAAGCAGAATGGTATTGCGGATTGATCCTATTTTCCCTACCGAAAAGGGTATCAAACGAGTTTCCGAGATGTTGAATTACTACCATTCATTAGGTTTACCTGAAAATGAGATCCGATATCGTATTTCAATCGTGGATGAGTATCCGCATGTACGGGAACGCTATCAGAAACTTGGATTCAAACCGATGTATGGTGGAAGTTTTTATCCGTCTGATGATCAGCGTAATATTGTCGGAAACGCATTGAGCGAGTACCCATATCAGTTTGATACATGTGCAGAAGACATACTCGCATATAAGTTCCCAGCCACATTCCGGATTAAAGGATGTATCAGTACAGAGGACCTGCAGATTATGGGAATTAAATATGACGGTAGATTTCCTGAGAACCCACAAGGAAGAAACGGATGTCATTGTCTTGCCTGTAAAACGGAACTTTTAACACCAAGAAAGAAATGTCCTCATAACTGTCTGTATTGTTTTTGGAAAGATTAAGAACAAGGAGGAAACAATATGAGAACACTTGGAACTTGGACAGGAAGCAGAGAGATCGAAATTGTTGAGGTCGAAGGAAGACCGATCGCTCTCAGTGGTTGGAATGGAGAACAGTATTTACAGTGTTGGGAAGTAGAAGAGATCATCTCAGGAACTGGATTTGGCGTAAAAGAAGATGGACTTTGTGTCCGACCGGTTTACAAACAGATCGACAACGATGAATGGAAAATCATTGGATATAAGTTCTGTTAACGAAAACGAATGGTTGTAAAATGAAAGAAAACGGCTTGAAATATAGCCGTTTTTTTGTATGCGTATTAGTGTATTTAAAACTTTTGGTTGGCGGACCAAACGGTGACGAGATTTGGTGTTGTTGCTCTTACGAAGATATCAAAAAAGTTATTATGAAAGCAATGAAATAAGGAAAACGAAGGGATTGACAATTTATGTTGGTCCCTTTCTTTTTGTTTGCACTCTTGCGGACACATATTTAAGTATACAGAAAGAGAGGTGAAAAGATATGAGCAAACGAGATATCCGGGACCAAAAAGAAGTGGAGAGAAAAAGTGCGGCATCGGTTCAATCGTACCCAGATCAGAGTGTGACCAAAGAGGAGTGGCGACGAATGTGTGAACATGAAAAGAAATGGTGTGAATACCAGGAAGTCGCCGGAATGGATCGGTTACAAGCTCTGGGGTACATACAAGGGATGCCGACATTTGAGCCAATGTAAGCGAAAACGAAGAGACATAGAACACATATTTAGGACAGATAACAAAACAACTATGAATATAAGGAAGGTGTTTATTGTGAATTATCATGACATTGTGAAGGACAATATGTTAAACGGAGACGGTATTCGTGTTGTTCTTTTTGAAAGCGGATGCACTCATCAATGTCCAGGTTGCCAGAATCCTCAAACATGGGATAAAAACAGTGGAATCCCTTTTGACAGTGAGGCAAAGCAGGAATTATTTGAAGCTCTACGGAAGCCGTATATTGACGGAATTACGTTTTCTGGCGGAGATCCACTAGCAACTTTCAATCGTGATGAAACGTTGAATCTCATAAAAGAAATCAAAGATAAAATGCCAGATAAAACTGTTTGGGTATATACAGGATACACAAAAGAAGTACTGCAGCAGCAGGATCCGGTTTTCATGCAAGATTTGTTATCACAAATTGACGTGCTTGTTGACGGTCCTTTTGTGCAGGAAAAACTCAACGTTAATTATGAATGGGCAGGTTCGACAAATCAAAGAGTTCTCAGAAAAGAGGACGGTTTTATGAAAAGTACATCAAGTGTATATGAGTACGAAGACCGAAAAGGTTCAGTAATGGATGAATGTGTTTTCAATGCAAACCAATTACAGGATCAGGAGATTACTTCAGATGATAACTATGAAGATATTGATGATATCGATGATCTGAGTTTGTAAGCATTCATCCCATATTTAAACTGAAACAAATATAAACAAATAAAAGGAGTCCGAATACTCATAGCGGATTCCTTTGTTAAAAAGGAGGAATAAATATGAGTACAAATATTACAGTTATCAAAAATGGCGACAAAGGAATTGAAGCCTTTGAGCCGGCAAAAATCAAAGCAGCAATTGAAAAATCTGCAACAAGAGTTGGTGTTGAATTGTCGGATACTCAGAAAGATCGGGTAGTAGAAATTGTAGAAGATATTATTGCATCGAAAGCTCTTAATCAGGTAACGGTCGAACAGTTACACTCATTTGTCGAAATGGCTTTGGATGATGCAAGTCCGGTAACTGCAAAAAGTTACAGACAGTATCGTGACTTCAAAGCTCAGTTTGCGAAGATGATGAATCGCGTAGCAAATTTTGCAGAAACGGTAATGTATCGTGGTGATCGAGAAAACGCAAACAAAGATTCAAGTCTTGTTTCAACACAGAATGCGTTGATTGCATCGGAATTTGGTAAAGAGATGTATATCAATCAGTTTTTAACCGCGATTGAAAGATCCGCAGAGGCAAAAGGTTTTATTTATCTTCACGACAAGGATAAGAGACTTTTTACCATAAACTGTTGCTTATTCTTAATGGGTGTCCTGCTAAAAAATGGATTTGAGATGGGTAACGATTGGTACAACGAACCTGGCACTTTGGATGTAGCTTTTGATGTGATCTCAGATATTGTGTTGTCAGCAGCTTCACAGCAATATGGCGGATTCACAATTCCTCAGATAGATTTCTTACTTGAACCATACGCAAAGAAAACGTATGAGAAAACTTATAAGAAACGGATGAAGGAATATAAAGAACTTGGCGTTGATATCGAGAAAGCGAAACAAAAAGCAGAAGAAGCAGCAATGGAGCAGGTTGAATACGAATTCAGACAGGGATTCCAGGGCTGGGAAATGAAATTTAATACTGTTGGATCCAGCAGGGGCGACTACCCATTTGTAACAGTTACATCTGGATTAAATACCAGTAGATTCGGTGTTCTATGTAATGTAACAATGTTCAAAGTACATATGGAAGGTCAGGGAGCTCCTGGTAAAAAGAGACCTGTATTATTCCCGAAATATGTATATCTGTATGACAAGGAAACAAATGGATCAGGTCCAGTGTATGAAGCTGCATTCGAGTGTTCTTCAAAAACAATGTATCCGGATTGGTTATCACTTTCTGGCGAGGGATATGTTCCGAGCATGTACAAAAAATACAAAAAAGTCGTATCACCCATGGGCTGTAGAGCGTTTTTAAGTCCGTATTACGAAAGAGGCGGATTTGAACCAGCAGATGAAAACGATGTACCTGTATTCGAAGGACGTTTTAATGCTGGGGCAATTTCATTGAACCTTCCATTGATTTACTTAGACGCAAAGGCTCGTGGCGTTGATTTTATGAAAGAACTTGATTACTATCTTGAGATGATCAGACAGTTACATATCAAAACGAAAGCATTCCTTGGTGAAAAGAGAGCGAGCATTAATCCTCTTGGATTCACACAGGGTGGTTTCTATGGTGGTAACTTACGACCAGAGCAGAAGTTAAAAGAGTCAAAAAAACTGATGGAAGCAACAACCTACAGTTTCGGAATCACGGCTTTGAATGAATTACAGCAGGCTTATAATGGTAAATCCATTGCTGAAGACGGAGAGTTTGCACTTGAAGTATTACAGCACATCAATCGCAAAGTTAACGAATACAAGCAGGAAGATCACATTTTATATGCAATTTATGGTACACCGGCAGAAAGTCTTTGTGGAAAGCAGATCAAGCAGATGCGTGAGTATGTTCGTGAAAATATGGAGCAGCTTGAAGCGGCTGGATACACAGTCAGACACACAGTAGATGGAGATTATGTTATCGATGGTGTTTGTGATAAGGAGTATGTATCTAACAGTTTCCATTGTCATGTAACTGAAGATATTACTCCAATTCAAAAACAGGATTCAGAAAACAGATTTTGGAATCTTTGTAATGGTGGTAAGATTCAGTACATCAGATATCCTCTTGGTTACAACAAAAAAGCAATGAGAACTTTGATTGACAGAGCTATGGATCTTGGGTTTTATGAAGGAGAAAACCTCGCTTTGAACTATTGTGATGATTGTGGCTATGAACAGATTGATATGGCAGATGTGTGTCCAAAATGTGGTAGCCGAAATATCACAAAAATCGATCGTATGAATGGATATCTCGCATTCTCGAGAGTTCATGGAGCGACTAGATTAAATGATGCTAAGATGGCAGAGATTAAAGATCGTAAATCAATGTAATACAAACATAAAGAGTCAGCCGATTGGTTGGCTCTTTTGTTTTGCATACGACATATTTGTTATTTCCATGTTTAGAACTTACTCATATTTATTAAGAAACATACAAAAATAGCTCATAAAGTAGGAGTATCGAAAAATGTGGAAAGATATTATTGGTTGGGAAAAATATTATGAGATTAATGAACATGGAGATGTTCGAAATAAATTAACAAAACATTTGGTTATAGGTGACAAAAATAGTGTTGGATATATGCGTGTTTGTTTATACAATAAAAATCACAATCCGAAGAAACAACGATTTTTTAGACATCGATTAGTTGCGACACATTTTATACAAAATCCATATAACCTTCCAGAAGTAAATCATTTGGATACTGATATCACAAATAATGATGTAAGTAATCTCGAATGGGTAACAAGAAATGAAAATGAGCAACATTCGAGATTGTTAGGTCATAAACCATACAAACCATTTGTTGTTACAAAAGAAGATGGAAACAAAATAAAATATGATAATAGAATATCATTGGCAAAAGAATTAAATACCTCAAGACAAACGATCAAAAACTGGCTAAAAGGTAGATCAAAAGGCTATAAAAACTACGGCATCACGAGTATTCAATACGTTGATTCATCCCATATTTATACTAACAATAATCAGAAAGGAATGTAAAAACTTATGGCATCAAAAACAACTCAAAACCAAAACCAAATCACACGCTGGTCTGTAATGCTCGGTGTGAATCCCGGATATGATAATACGGTCCATTTTACGCCAGATTTGGCCATCCAAAAAGCTATTCCCTTCATCAGACAGCGTTTTTCCGGTTACTCGGAAGTTGGTGTAGCACCTGCTGCCGCTGTCTACAATCGGGCATGGGGATGTCCTGATGGCGGAGAAGTCGGTGTCGTTCTAAAAGGAAACATAAAAGGAAACATGAGCGAGGATCAGAAAGAACAGATTGAAGAATCACTCGCTGCTTTGATGGCTGATCTTGGTCAGTCAACAGGTACAGTCGAATACGAATCATTAAGTATCAATGGATGTGATCATCGCAATAGCACCTATATTCAGAACGAATACGAAGAAAACGTAGAAAGATCTGAAGACACACTGATCAAATCAAGCTTTACGGATAACGAAAGCGGTATCCATTTTCACATCCGATTGCGCGGAGATATGGAAGAGATCGGAAATCTGTTGCAGAATCAAATGGAAACCGTAGAAGATGGAGAGTATACGGTGACTGGTGTGCTGACAAGAGAGAACGTTGCAGTATGTTATAAGGGCACACAAAATCTGGTATTTGCACCAGACTGTAATGCATATTTGGACGCCTTAAATAAGGTCGTTGAAACAGTGCAGGATTATTTGTGTGGAGATCCAGTAATCGACGTCTCATCAGTGGGCGACGAAATCAATGATGTTCCAAACAAACCGTTATTATCAGACGGAACTGAAGATTTTGATCCAGGCGATGACCTGTAATAACCAAAATCTAAAGTTCAAACCACAGAAACAGAATATTCAATCCTAACCAGAAGAATCGAGCCTCAAAAATCTGATACATTCAGGTATTTCGGGCTCTTTCTTTTTGGTTATGAAATCAGTATTTACACTCTTTGGAACCCATATTTAGTGCATCTAAAAAAAAGAAAGAGAGATGCACTATATGGATAACAAAATAATCAGCCTGTTTTCCGGATGCGGCGGAATGGATCTCGGGTTCGAACGAGCCGGTTTCGAAATTCCGGTCGCCAATGAATTCGATGCCACAATCTGGGAAACGTACAAACGAAATCATAAAAATACGCATCTAATTGAAGGCGACATCAGAAATGTAACTAAATCAGATCTTGAACCCTATCTTAGGTTACAACCAGGAGAACAATTGGCAGGAATTATAGGCGGACCGCCATGTCAGTCGTGGTCGGTAGCCGGAGCCGGAAAAGGAATTGAAGATAAGCGAGGACAGCTTTTCTTTGAATACATTCGTGTGCTCCGGGAATTTCGACCACAATTCTTTGTAGCTGAGAATGTTCCCGGGATGATATCAAAGAAACATGCGGATGCGGTTGATCGGATCCTTTCTTTGTTTGCTGAGTCTGGTTACAACGTTTCCGTATACAAAACAAATGCTTGTAACTATGGATTAGCGCAAACGAGAGAACGGATCTTCTATATTGGCATCCGAACTGATCTTGATATTTCATTTGTATTTCCAGACGGAGATCCAGAACATATTGTAACACTGAAGGATGCTATTTGGGATTTACGAGACAATGCTGTTCCAACACTTGCAAGAAACAAACGTAATCCTGCAGCGGTTAATAACCATGAATATTATGTTGATAGTTATTCTCCGGTATTTATGTCCAGAAACCGTGTCCGCAGCTGGGATGAGCCTGGTTTTACAGTGCAGGCATCCGGACGCCAATGTCAGATACATCCAAACGCACCAAAAATGCAGCAGATATCAAAAGATTCGTACTGTTTTGTCCCGGGTGCTAAAGATCGGTATCGAAGAATGAGCGTCCGAGAAGTAGCAAGACTACAAGGGTTTCCGGATGATTTTGAATTCATGTATGAAAATGCGAATAATGGATACAAAATGATCGGAAACGCAGTACCAGTTAATATGGCAGAAGCGATTGCTAGAAATCTGATGAATGCATTGAAAGCCAGCCTCGATATTTCAAATAGTACTATGGAAGGCTAAGCAAATTAGAGATCGACTTTATATTGGGGTTGGTCTCTTTTTGTTTCCAAAGTATTTGTGTGCGATGGTTTTAACCCATATTTAGGATAACAAACACACACAATAAAGGAGGAAACAAAATGAGTGAAGCAACAAAAATGAGTGAACCTGTACATGGATACAAAGTGTTTAATCCAGATTGGACATGTAAACCAATCGGGGGTTCAAGCAAACAGTATACCTGTCCAGGTAAATTCGAAGAAGAAGGAGAACTTGAAATTTGCGAACATGGAATGCATTTCTGTCAAACAGCTGCCAAATGTTTTAATTATTATGAATTTAACAGCAAAAACAAGGTTGCCGAGGTGATCGCCTATGGGGATGTTATAACAGACGGTAACAAATCGTGTACTAACAAGCTGGAAATCGTACGTGAAGTCCCATGGGAGGAAGTACTAAGCCTCGTAAATGTTGGAAAAAATTGTACTGGTTTACGTAACACGGGAAACGAAAATGCTGGGAACTGGAATGCTGGAGCTTGTAACGAAGGAGACTGGAATACCGGTGACCGTAATATTGGTGACAGTAATACTGGAAATTACAACACAGGTGATTATAATACTGGAGGTCGTAATTCCGGAAACTGTAACACTGGATGTGCTAATGCTGGAAAAGGTAATGCTGGAGGCAGAAACGATGGGGACTGGAATGCTGGGGATTGTAATGAAGGGAATTACAACACAGGTGACTACAACAGTGGAGACAGCAACACCGGAACCTGGAATATTGGAAAACATAATTCTGGTAACTGTAACATTGGCAGCTGGAATACCGGGGACTGGAACAAATCATTTTTTAATACCGGCTGTTTCAACACAGAAGAAACAACAATTATGATGTTTAACAAACCATCGAATTGGACTTTTCGTTATTGGTTAGAATCCAATGCAAGGTTTTTGTTAACTCAGATGCCAAAAAGAACAGTCGAATGGGTAGATAAAGAGGATATGACTGATGAAGAAAAAGAGTTGCATCCGACTTATGAAATAGCAGGCGGTTACCTGAAAAGACTGAAAAACTTGGATCTTATTCAGTCTTGGTGGGATAATCTTTCTCTGATGGAGAAGGATGCCATCAAAGCGATTCCGAACTTTGATCCTGATATTTTCTACGAGTGCACAGGAATCAGAGCGGACTAAAAATGCAAAGAGGAGACTTCAATTGAGGCCTCTTTCTTTTTGTTTCCGTTTCTTTTGTGTGCAGTAGTTTAGTCCCATATTTAGGATAACAAGAACTCACACACAATAAAGGAGGAAACGAAAAATGATTAATGTTACAAGATTAAGCGACAGAGCGTATGGATACAAGGTATTTAATCCTGACTGGTCCTGTAATCCCCGAGAACATGATGCACAGGGACAATATACTTGTCCAGCTAGATTTGAAGACGACGAAATGGATGTCCAAAAACGTGGAATGACATTTCGTACGAACCCAATTGGTTATTTCAAATCTGGATTTTACAAGTTTGATAGCAATACTCATGTAGTCGAAGTAATAGCTTACGGCGATATTGGAAAAAGTGAACATGGTACGCTATGTTGGACAAACAAACTTGAAATTGTTCGGGAACTTTCCTGGGAAGAAGTTTTAAGTCTTGTTAATATCGGCAAGGATTGTACTGGAATTGGTAACACAGGCGAATGTAATACTGGAAATTATAACTCTGGTTCTGACAACGAGGGTGACCGGAATGTAGGTTATTACAACTCAGGACGCGGAAATGTAGGAGATCATAACACTGGAGACCATAATACAGGAAACCATAACAGCAGCTATGATAATACTGGACATTACAATTCTGGGTACAGAAATTCAGGAGATTATAACGCAGGATGTTATAATACCGGGAAGTCAAATACAGGAGATTATAATATAGGTAATTACAATGACGGTGATTACAACACTGGCGATCAAAATACTGGACATCATAATACTGGACGCAAGAATGTAGGAGATAGCAATACAGGTTATGAAAATACAGGAAATAATAATACCGGAAACAATAACAGAGGAAAGAGTAATACTGGAAATTATAACTCTGGAAATTATAATACCGGAAATCGAAACATTGGAAACCGAAATACTGGCGACTGGAATCTATCTGCCTATAACAATGGTTGCTTTAACACAGAGGAAACAATAATTATGCTGTTCAACAAACCATCAAACTGGACTTATAGTCAGTGGTTAAAAAGTAAAGCGTGTCATCTGCTGAACGATATTCCAAATCGTACAGTTGAATGGATTTGGTCAGACAACATGACTGATGAAGAAAAAGAATTAAATCCAGGTTATGAAACAGTAGGCGGATACCTTAAAGTTTTCTCACAAGATGAAAACCGTAATATGGTTCAAGAGTGGTGGGATGAATTAGATGATTCTGAAAAGAAGACAATTCTTTCAATTCCGAATTTTGACGCAGACATTTTCTATAAATGTACTGGTGTAAATGTACAGCTTGAGTCCTAACAAAAATCAGAGACTGACCTTTTGGTTGGTCTCTCTTTCGTTTCCGGTATTTTTGTGTGCAGTAGTTAGTACCATATTTAGGATAACAAAGAACAACGCACACAATTCAAGGAGGAAACAAGTATGCCAGAGAAAAAAGATATGTCCAACAGTTGCGATTTCATGTATCAAGATTATTGGACAAAAGCGAACGTAACGCACGAACTCACACAGGAAGACTGGATGCGATGGTACAACGAACATTGTGCTAATTGTAAGTACATGTGCGAAATCTGCATGTACGGAGAAGATTAACTAAAGTATAGAGCCTAAAATGTTTGATAAATTCAGACATTTCGGGCTCTTTCTTTCAGTTGCAAACATGTTCCGTTTCCGGTTACTTTGTGTGTAATAATCTTATCCCATATTTAAGATAACGATGGACACACAAACAAGGAGGAAACAAAAATGATAAGAATGAGCAAAGAAGAAATCAAGAAGAGATATGGATTAAGAGAAGGCAATCAGGAAAAGATGTTAAAAATGCTTTGCATGATAAGTCTTTTCGATTGGGAATTCCCAATGTTTGACCAGATTGATGAATTTTTCAAAACACAGCCGAGAACAGCAATTGAATGTTTTGATAAAATCTGGAAGGCAGATGATGCTCTTGAGGTTTTAGATTGTGCGAATGCAATCAAAGAAAACGAACATATCTTTTTGGAGAAAAGAAGTGGTTACGATGAAGTGAAACCTTATATAAAGGAATCCTGGAGTGATATCTTCAAGATCGAATCACAACCATTTCCGAATTACGACGAGTTATCAAACAAGTATTACAAGATGTCTGATAAGGTTGCAGGAACAGAGTTGGAACAGTACTTAGAAAAACCGACAATTCCGTATATGAACGTGCTTACAGTCACAGAAGAAGGACGTATTTTGTATAGCGCGTTAAGAGCAATCGAAAACCAGCTTTAAACAGAACAAGGGATCTCACATATGAGGTCTCTTTTCTTTTTGTTTCCGGATGTTTTGTGTGTAGCAGTCCAGTCCCATATTTAAGACAAATAATTAAGTACACATAAAGGAGGAAACAAAATGAGTGATGAGACCAAAAAGAATGAATCTGTACACGGATATAAGGTATTTAGACCGGACTGGACTTGCAGTCCATGCGGGAATACAAAACAGTATACATGTCCAGGCAAGTTCGAGGAAGAAGGAGAAATCGAAGTTTGTGGCAACGGAATGCATTTCTGTCAAAAAGCAGCAAACTGTTTCAATTATTATGGCTTTGACAGTAAAAACAAAGTTGCCGAAGTAATCGCTTACGGTGATGTCGTAACAGATGGTGATAAGTCATGTACAAATAAGCTCGAAATCGTGCGGGAGCTCTCCTGGAAAGAAGTATTAGATCTTGTTAATACTGGCAATGACTGTACTGGGTTAAAAAACACTGGAAATGAAAATGCTGGGAATTTGAATTCTGGAGATTATAATACTGGAGATTTCAACACTGGCGATGATAACAGAGGATATTGGAATTCTGGAAACCAAAATTCTGGACATTATAATACAGGATCTCAAAATTCAGGAAACAAAAACACTGGCTCTTATAATAGCGGTGGTTGGAATTCTGGTGATTGTAATTCAGGTGATTTTAATATAGGTTATGAAAATTCAGGCAGTAATAACACTGGATGTAAAAATGCTGGATATTATAATACCGGTGACGAAAATATTGGTAACTGTAATACGGGGGATAATAACACAGGTGATCTTAATAGTGGACATTTTAACCTGGGAGCTGAAAATACAGGCAATCGGAATCTTGGTGATTCTAATTCTGGAGACTGGAATAAATCATCTCACAATTCTGGTTGTTTCAACACCGAAGAACACAAAATCATAATGTTCAATAAGCCTTCTAACATGACTTATACTGACTGGCAGGATAGCGATGCATGCGCTTTGTTAGACAGTATGCCAGACGTATCAACAAAATGGGAAAAAGAAGCTTGTATGACCGATGACGAGAAGACTTCTTACCCAACTTACAAAACAACAGGTGGATACCTGAAGGTTATTAACAACATAGATGGTAGACAAAAATGGTGGAATGATCTTTCGGATTCCGACAAAGCTGTCATTAAAGCAATTCCAAACTTTGATCCTAATATTTTCTTCGAATGTACAGGAATCAAGGTAAATTAATCACAAACTAGAGACTGACCAATCGGTTGGTCTCTTTTTGTTTCCGATTTTTTTGTGTGCCGCAGCTAAACACATATTTAGGATAATAAAAATGTTACACACAAAAAGGAGGAAACAAAATGAGTAAAGTGACAGAAACAAACGGACCAATACACGGATACAAGGTATTTTATCCGGATTGGACCTGTAGACCAAATGATAGGGCGATATCAAAACAATATTCATGTCCTGGAAAGTTTGTAGAAATGGGTCATCTCGATCTCAGCGAACATGGAATGCATTTTTGTACACGTTTATCGGACTGTTTTTCTTATTATAGCTTTAATCCTGAAAACAAAGTAGCCGAAGTGGTTGCTTATGGAAAAGTTATAACAGATGGTAATAAGTCGTGTACTAATAAGCTCAAGATAATTCGCGAACTTTCATGGGATGAAGTATTGCATCTTGTCAATATGGGTGATCTTTGTACCGGTTTTGAGAATACAGGCGGTCTTAATTCAGGAAATCGAAATGCAGGCAACGGAAATTCTGGATCATATAATTGCGGACACAGAAATTCTGGAGACTTTAATACCGGAAATAACAATTTCGGTAGTAACAACACAGGTGGTCAAAATATTGGAAGCGGTAATGTAGGTTCCTATAACGTAGGTACAGGAAATACAGGTTATGAAAATTCTGGAAATTATAATTCTGGTCGCAAAAACATAGGAAGTTATAATTCAGGATCGAAAAATGCAGGAAAATACAATTCCGGAAATAATAACACCGGCAGTAAAAACAGTGGTGATCATAATTTTGGAGACAGAAACGCAGGTGACTGGAATCAGTCATCTAATAATTCTGGCTGTTTCAATGTAAAAGAGCACAAGATCATGATGTTCGATAAGCCGTCAAACATCACTTATGAAGACTGGCTCTGTTCGGACGCAAGATATTTGTTAAACCAGATGCCTGGGTTCAATGTTGACTGGGTGTTCGAAGTAGATATGTCTCAAAAAGAAAAAGACAGGCATCCAAGTTATAAAACAGCAGGTGGATTCTTAAAAATACAGGATGATTGTAGTCGTGTTCAATATTGGTGGGATAATCTTTCGGATACGGAGAAGGATACCATTAAAGCGATTCCGAACTTTGATCCTGATATCTTTTACGAATGTACCGGAATCAGAGTAGGGGTATTAAAAACAGATGTATCCGACAATAACGAACCCGTAGTCGAAAAACCCGACAGTGAAAACATCGATAGAGGTGAAACACTGAAGCGTATTCCTGATTACCTTATGCTTATAGACAAAATGCCTGTATATAACAGTCGTCATAGAAAACAGCGAGGAATTGATGATATCAAAAAGATTATGCGTGACCTTAAGTATGATGAGGAAGATATCGACGCTGTAGATGAACGATTCTGTGAGGGATTCGAAACTGCAAGACAGATTGCAACAGACATGTTAAGAGAAAGATATCATGAGTGTACAAAAACAAACTAGTTAAAACACAAGGAAGAGACTTCAATCGAGGTCTCTTTCTTTTCGTTTCCAGAGTATTAGTGTGCAGAAATCAGACACATATTTAGGATAACAAAAACATCACACACAAAAAAAGGAGGAAACAAAATGAGTAAAGTGACAGAGACAAATGGACCAATACACGGATACAAGGTATTCAATTCAGATTGGACCTGTGATCCGTTAGGATTCAAACCAAAGCAATATGCGTGCCCTGGTAAATTCGAAATAGAAGGGGAACTTGAAATTTGCCATAATGGAATGCATTTCTGCCAAAAATTAGCAGATTGTTTTGAATATTATGCGTTCAATCCAGAAAACAAAGTAGCCGAAGTGATTGCTTATGGGAAGGTTCTTATAAGTGAAAGTGAGAAATATGGTAACAAATTATGTACCAATAAGTTAGAAATCGTACGTGAAGTTCCATGGAGTGAAGTGATAGCTCTTACCAATCTTGGAAATAATTGCACTGGATTTTCTAACACCGGTAACGATAATGCCGGAAGTTACAACACAGGACGTAAGAATACTGGTCATAGTAATACTGGATCTGGTAATGCTGGAAGTCACAACACAGGAGCTTTTAATATTGGAGGTTTTAACACAGGAGATCGCAACCTCGGATACAACAATGCTGGTGATTATAACGCTGGTCATAGAAACACCGGAGATCAAAATGCAGGCAATAGAAATACCGGAGATTATAATCCAGGATTTGGAAATGTTGGAGATAATAACAACGGAGACATGAATACAGGCAACTGGAATTATGGAAGTAATAACGTAGGAGACTGCAACATTGGTAATTTTAATACCGGTGACTGGAATGCATCTTCTTACAACACCGGTTGTTTTAACACAGAAGTACCAACAATGACGCTGTTTAACAAACCATCAGATTGGACTTATTACGATTGGTTAGAATCCGATGCAAGATTGCTATTGATGAGTATACCAAAGGAAACGATTCAATGGATAGATAAAGAGGACATGACTGACGAAGAAAAAGAAGTAAACCAAAGTTATGAAACAGCAGGTGGATACTTTAAAGTTTTCTCACAGGATGAAAATCGTAATATGGCTCAAAAGTGGTGGAATGAATTAGATGATTCTGAAAAGAGATGTATCTTTGCGATTCCAAATTTCGATGAAGATATCTTTTATAGATGTACGGGAATCAAAGTGTATTAAACTCACACTAGAGACTAACCGATTGGTTGGTCTCTTTTCGTTTCCAGAGTATTTGTGTGCAGCAGTCTTATCCCATATTTAGGATAACAAAGAACAAACACACATAAAAAGGAGGAAACAAAATGAGTGAAGTAACAAAGATGAGTGGACCCGTACGTGGATACAAGGTTTTTTATTCGAATTGGACCTGTAGACCAGCAGGAGCTAAACCAAAGCAATATACTTGTCCTGGTAAATTCGAGGAAGAAGGAGAAATTGAAATTTGTGGTCACGGAATGCATTTTTGTACCCGGTTATTAGATTGTTTTAATTATTATTCGTTTAACCCAGAAAACAAAGTTGCTGAAGTGGTTGCTTATGGAGATATCAAAACAAATGGTGAAAAATCGTGTACTAATAAGCTTGAAATCGTACGCGAACTTTCCTGGGAAGAGGTATTACAGACTGTTAACACAGGTCTTGATAATTCCGGAATTGGTAATTCTGGAGATTGCAATAAGGGAAATTGCAATACTGGCGATCAAAATTCTGGACACAGAAACTCTGGTGATAGAAATCTTGGATACAAAAATACAGGTTGCGAAAACTATGGAAATCGAAACACAGGAGACAAGAACATTGGAGACAGTAACGTAGGTGATAACAACAAGGGAGATAGAAATGTTGGAGATTGGAATTATTCTTCGTTCAATTTTGGTTGTTTCAATACGGATACAGAATCAAAGATGAGGTTCTTTAATAAACCATCAGACTGGGCACCGATCGATTGGTTTGCATCCGATGCAAGAGCTTTATTATCCGATATTTCACTTACCGTGTATAAAGGGAAAGATGATCACTATGATTACTACTCGTCAATCGAGGATAGACAGAACTGGTGGGATAACCTGTCAGAAAAAGACAAAAATGTCATTAAAGAACTCCCAAACTTTGATCCGGAGATTTTCTACAGATGCACCGATATCAAAGTAGACTAAACTTACATTAGAGACTGACCGATTGGTTGGTCTCTTTTGTTTCCGAAGTATTTGTGTGCGGTAGTTCATTCCATATTTAAGATAGCCAATAAATTTAGCACATATAAAAGGAGAAAACGAAGATGAAACACAATGTAACAAACAAAAGAGGGTTATTGGTTTTAGCGGTCCTGATCATGTCTTTGTATCTTACCGGATGTTATTCTGATCTTAGCGAGAATTCAAACGAAAGCACTCAAATAACAGAGCAGAGAGCAGATTCAAAATCAGTATCTGATTCTTTAGAACCGGTTTTTGTAAAGTACGATGACACATGGCATATCTATTATCGAAATCCAGATGATAAAGAAATTAATAGTCTGTACGATAAGAATGGAGTAGCTGTTGGATGTATTACATCGTATTATGGTTTTACCCTTGGGGAATACAATACTATGAGATTATCCTTTGAGGACGAAAATGGAGATCAGAACTACTCCTATGTTATGGTCGATGCAATTCTTGACGTCGATTCATATCGTTTATCATTAGAAAACGAAGGAACGGATGACGACTGGTCTGCGTTCGGTTTGGAGAATCCGAACGAATAGGATCCGCCAAAATGTAACCAAAAAACGAAAGAGAAAAGAATCTGCATACAAATATGTGGGTTCTTTTTCTTTTGGTTACAGAAGAAACGGATCCGAAATATTAAGAAATCTGACGAGGTTTCCAAAAAGTGAGCCTTATTAATGGTAGACAAACTGTGAACAAACGTACGTATACAAGGAGGGAAATATTATGTTGGACGTTGTATTTAGTGTTTTGCTTGTTGGAACTATTTTGTTTGGTATTCTATCTGATTCTGAAGATCGTGGTGTCGCTATATTGGAGATAATTATCATTGCCAGTGCATGTATATACTTTAGTTGGTAGCCGGATGTTTTCGTATCAAGATGTTTTTTCTGCCGTTATTTCATCTCCAATTAATCGGATACAAAAAGAGATGACAACGGATGATCAACTACAAAGTTAGTGTTTCTGTTGTTATTATACCAGAACGAAATACATATTTAAGATAACCAACAATTACACACAAAGAAAAGGAGAATATTATTATGCTTATCTTTTTAGTCGCACTTATTGCTATGATTGTTTTCTATATCGTATACACAGAAACGATGTTTACAAGCATTGGTGAAATAGCAGAAAGGTTATCATCCATTGCGTTTTGGGTTGTTTTTGTTTCCTTTATCATCTTTGTTTTGGTTCATATTGGAACAGACTCAAAGATTATGAAAAACGAGATCAGATACAACGCTTTGCTTAACGAAGTAAAGATTGCGGATGCAGGAAACGATGATGCTGCAAAAATATTGGCAATCCAGAATGTTTCTGAATGGAATCAGAAAGTCAAAGAAGACAAATACTGGACGTGCAATCCATGGACATCATGGTATCATAACGAGAAAGTTGTCGATGCAGAAAAGGTTATCAAGTTACCATGGAACACAGACAACGATTAACAAGAAAAAGAGAGTTTGCCTTATGGCGGGCTCTTTTCTTTTCGTAGCCTGATGTTTTCGTTGTCGTTATTTCGTGTCCGCTGAAGTTGATTTTATATATAGTGTCCAATAAATCGGACACAAAAAGAGAGGGCAACGAATGATCGGCTACAAAATTACGGTATCTGTTGTAATTGTGTTCGAACGAAGCACATATTTAGGACAACAAACAAAACGTACACATATAAGGAGGAATTAAAATGTTATTATTTTTATTAACCGTTGGAGCTATTTTATCAATCATCGGTGTCGCTTTGTTAGCAGTCTGTAGTATCAAATATGGTTACGATGCAGAGACTCTTGGCAAGAGTTTGCTGATTGCTGGTATGTTGCTTGTGTTTATCGCTGGCGGCGTATACTTTGCTTTGGCGTAATATACGTCAATCCAATGATCGGTGCATAAAAGGAACGAGCTTGCCTTCATGGTAGGCTCTTTTCTTTTCGTAGCCAGGTATTTCGTGGGTGTCAGCTCGTGTCTTTTTATTTAGTTTTATAATATCGAGTCCAATAATCCGGACACAAAAAGGAGCCCACTAAAAAAGCAGGCTCAATTTCTTTTGTTTAACAGCAGACTCCCAGAAATTTTGCTATTATGGGATCAAAATCAGAGTCAAGATCCATCATCATATCCGCATGAATCTGTTCGAGTTCTGCTTTTTTAGAAGCATACTCAGATTCGTACATACCTGTGGCAAACTCTAACTTTGTAAGCATTCTTGCGAAATACTCTTTGTTTGCATCAGAGTTTGATGAATCTCTGACCAGAAGACAGATATCAAGAGACGTAATCTGCGTACTGATTTCACGCAGAGTATCTTTTGATACTACCTTATAAAGAGTCATAAACTCGTCATCCGAATCGTCTTTTGACAGAATATAACGCTTTCCATCATAGACAAATCTGATATGACTTTCGGTCACCTTTGCAATGTAAAGGTTGTCAAGATTCTTGATTTCGATACTGAAGTCTGCAGTATCATTCTTTAAAATACGCATGTTCAATTCCTCCTTGAATGTGTATGCATTTATTTGTTGTATTAAATATGGGATTGAAGAAAGCGAAATAACAAAAAGAAAAGACACACAGTAATAACTGCATGTCTTCCTTTGCGTTTACAATTTATTTGGACTCGGCAACTTTCTTGAGAAACTCTTGTACATCATCACGTTTCAGGAATTCTTCTTCCTTCTCATCTGTAAATAAGGAGAGGTCAGATTTTGAAGCCAAAGCCTCTCTGTAAGAATGAGAAGTAATATCCAAAGCTGTCGTTGCTTCACGTCTGGAGACTGGATTCTCGGCTTCTGTTGTATCAGGATTGTACTTTTTCCAATATTTCCGATGAAAGTACAAAACTGATAATGCATCTTTGTTTATAAGTGCATTGATTGGCACATATAGACGATGGTATGTGGTTTTCCCGTTTTCAGATTTTTCTGGGAATCCAACAGAAATCATGTCGGTATACCTTTCTGGATCATTCCAGCGCAAATTAGGATTAGAAATCGGTTTTTCTTCCCAAACATGATCATAATCTTTCATGTATGGGAAATCTCTTCCCAAAATCTGCGGAAGTATCATAGCTCTAATTGTCTCATCTGTGTAGGATTTTGAACCGTGACCAGATGTTTTAAAGAATTCATCATTGATATCCTTAATCTGGTCATTAAGTCTTGCAATTTCTGCTTTGATATCATCGATCTTCTGTTTCTTTTCTGCCCATTCGTCTTCGTATAAACTGGTCGCAAATCCAAGTTCTGTAAGAGCCTTTGCAAAATATTCACGATCGAGATTACTATAAGTTATAGTAAGTGGGTGACGTTTGGATACGTCTCTGATAAACCATGAAATACGAATTGACTTGTCAGTAGAGTTTATGAACCTCATATTCACAAACCCATAATCGTTTGTGAAAATTCGCTCATAGAAGTACAGTAAAGAGTTGCAAAAATCACTGACATCGATAATCGCAAAATGCCGATCCTCGTAATCAAAATACAGCTTTCGAAGCGTTACTTTAGTGATTCGAAGTTGCATGATATCTTCAATGTTAAGTGGTGCTGGATTGAAATCATCATTTCCGTCATTAGAGTTACCAAGTCCTGTTTTATTAATATTACCCATTGTTTTGATCTCCTTTCGTTTGATCTATTTTATTTGGTATCCTAAATATGTGCTCGAAAGAGACAAAAGAAAAGACAAACAACAATCGCTGCATGTCTTTCTCCAGGTTTAGGAACTTATTCGGCAACTTTCTTGAGGAACGCCTGAACGTCATCACGCTCAATGAATTCCTTTTCTCTGGCGTCGTATTTACCGAAACCGTAATCGTGCCAGTATTTCAGATGACAGTCAATAATTGCCTGTGCATCTTTTCCCATCAAAGCCGAGATAGGAGTGTACAGGGAATGTGCTATCACTTTTCCATCTTTTGTTTCCTCTGGAAAGCCAATATAGATCCAGTCATTGAAACTGAAATCTTTGTACACGTCAATCTTAAAACAATCTTTCAGGTATGGTAAGCGTCTCATCAATAAGTACTTCGAAACATCCCCAGATTCACACTGATAGCTATTTGCTATAATATAAAAAGTCGCAGGCTTCCGGACTTTACGCGCCCAGGAACCTTTATATTCTGTAAATTCAGAATATCCCTGACTTTTGTAAATAGCAGTACAGTAACCAATAGGTTCTCCTTCTGGTCTTGCTCCCGGAACAGCGATTTCTGTTGACAGACTAGATTTACTCATATAACGAGCCGCCGCTGCAACAATCTCATCGTCTGTGAAATACTGGGACATGTACTTATAGTCGCACCAGAACATAAGCACATATTTCCGGAAGTCTGGATCAGCAAGTCTATCTTCCATTTCTTTACGGCGTTTGTTCCTTTCGGCTTCTTTCTGTAAACCAACGGCATCCTTTACAAGACGCATCATCAGTTCCTCTTCTGTGATATCAACATACTGTTTAATAAGTTCGATATCGATTAAATTATTCTTTGCCATGTTTTTATTCTCCTTTTCTTAATTGTTTATTGTATTAAATATGTGTTTTGTCAGGCGCAAACATTTCGAAACCGTCATTTAGATGTCCGACGAAACGTTCCAGCTATAGGAAACATGTATTGAACATCATTAGTTATAGGTTTCGTTTATATATATAGCGCCCAAAATATGAGAACACAAACAAGAGACAACAAAAAGAGACTGGCATTAACCAGTCTCAATTTTTGTTTGTTATCGTTCGAAACCTAAGACAGAAGCAATTTTATCTGCCAGAACATCATAATCAGTACCGTAGATGATAGCAGAACAGTCGTCTTCCTCTTCTCGTTCTGGATTTGGAATATCATCAGTCGTGATTCCTTTGTCGTCTAGGAAGTCCTCAAAAATATCGATGAGCTGTCCAATTAATTCTGGCTTTTCAGCATCAGCAACTTTCAGTTCCCACGTTGGTTTGAATGTACTCATATTGTTTTCCTCCTTGGATTCAAATGATTTGTTATCTTAAATATGGGTTCCGGAGTAGTAATCGAAGTGTATTCTGCAGCTTTCGGAATCTATACAACTATATTCTTAGTTTCGTATCAAAACTTGCACTAGTGTTGTTATTGAATACCTATGAATGGTTCCAAGCAGTAATCGAAGTGTATTATACAGCTTTCGGAACCTATGCTTCGTATTCTTAAAAACGTATCACGAGAACTTGTTTCGAGTGAACTGTACACCGTAAGGTGTGGTATCAAAATCTGCACTAGTGTTGTTATTGAATCCCACTCCTTTGGAGTACAGGTCACGTGAGATAAACTCCCGTGATACTAATAATAGGTTCCAGAGTGGTAATCGAAATGTTTTCTGCAGTCTCTGGAACCTATACCTCGTATTCGAGAAATCGTATCAAAACTTGCACTAGTGTTGTTATTGAATACCTATGTGCGGTTCCAAGATGGTAATTATGACATGTTATGCAGTTTTCGGAACCCATCGTCTGTTTTTTTCAACTATAACCAAACCATTATCTCAACCTTTGAACACAGTTTTCTGTTTCCTTTGCTTTTTCGTTATCCATATTTAGGATAACAAAAACAATGAACAACGAAACAGAAAGGAATATAGATTATGATTTTATTTAGCAGAAAGAGAAATCAGGAAAAGCAAAATATATTACGTGCACCTAAGAAACCAAATTATGAGTTTAAAACCTATCAGTTACCGAGTGGATATTGCGGTCCAACGAAAAGGCTCGGAAAAGATGTATTAATTCCATTGAGCCCTGAAACAAATACGAATGTCTTAGTACTCGGAGCAGCGGGCTCCGGGAAGAAATACAGTTATATCGAGCCCAATATTATGACCGCAGATCATCATAGTAACTGTATCGTCTATATGGGAAAATCAGAAGCCGAAAATATTGTCGAACGTATGACAGAAAGAAAAACATTTGAGATCGACTTAAGCAAAAGACCAATCGATTACTTCTCTTTGATTACTGATCGTGCGGATGCGGAACGATTCGTAAACAAAATGTTTAATGCTCATAAGTTTCTTTTTGATGACGAAAAGACAGATGAATTCTTTTTGGAAGCCGAAAAGAGAGCTCTTTTAGATATCATTTTGGTACTTCTTGACCGTCCTGAAAAATGCAATCACAAGAATATTGTTGAAAAGCTATCTGGGGATACCAGCGGAGATGCTGCTTATTGGTCAGAATCAATTCGATCTCTGTCTTCGGCTGTCAGAGAATCTGTGATTATGAGTTTGATGGTCAGACTTAACGAATTATTACCAGGAGACACAATCGATCTCTCAAGTCTTGTTCATGACTTTATGCATAAAACAAATACTGTTTTGTTTGTGGAAACGGACTGGTTTGAAAAAAGTGTTTACGAATCAATCTTTTTAGATGAACTCGTGTACCGGTATACAATGATGTATGACGAAAAAGCCCCGATGACAAGAGTGATTATGGATGAAGCAAGTCTTTGTTTTTATGATGCCAGATTGTTTTGTGTTGAAGCACGTCGATTCAAATTGAGTGTTGATTTTATTTATCAGTCTATCACGAATTTGAAAATGCAGCATCCCGATGACTATAATACAGTCCTTTGTAATGCAATTGCAATCGTATGTTTAGGAACCAATGATAAACCAACGATCGAATTTTTGACAGAAGCAGCCGGAATTACAACAGAAGATGCCAAATCCTCACTAAATTATATGATTGATCTACGTGTTATGCCACATGAAGATGAGCTTATTTTGTGTCCGACTTTGGATAAAGATCCAATTGTTGCAAGAAAGATCAGGTTTTAAGAAGTAGGGCTGGAATTCTCGGTTAATTGTTTTGCATGTATGCCAAAATTGAATCAGAACCATTTCGTTTCCGGTGACGAGATTTCTATATTTTGAGCCTTATCATAAGCAAACGAAAACACGTGTAAATTATGTTGGCTCTGGAAGTTAGAAATCAGAACAACCGGAAACAAAAACATGTTGCGAACAGAAAGGATCAGTTTTTATGGAAATAAAAGAATTTAGCGTACGAGAAGTGAATATAGCACTTGATCCATCCTGGACTCCAACAAATCTGCAAGTAATATTCAAAAAGATCGATGAAACCAGGTTTCGAGTTTGTGGGATTCGGTATCGATTTAGTGGGGATCCTGTACAGAAACTTTATGGGATTTTTGATTATGATATCAATATCAGTGGAGCTCCGGCTGATCGTACTGATAACATCTTGAAACGGGATTATCCTGGTGGAATCGAGGAAGTCAAAGAGACTTTTGGTTCAGAAGCTAATTATGTGATCGCCGATTCATGGATTCCATATATAGTTCCTCTTAATCCATACGAAGTCGAAGAAGAATACACATCTGAAGACGAAGCGTTGAGAGCGATGCAGGAATACATCAAAAGTGAATTGAAATAGGGCTACCGCAATCCCACTGGCTTTAGACGGTGGGCTAAGGTAGCCACAAATCAGAAATTATTGTATACTCATGGCATTGGAACATGGAAATCTAAAAAAACAGCCACAAATACCTATTACAATATCACGTTATTTTTGTCTGCAAATATAGAAAGAAATTACTGGTTTCGAGGCAGATATCAGATGATATAAAACAGTTTTCGTATGAGATATGTCAGAGGCACAGTGTGATAATAAGATATATGGAAACAGATAAAGAACTTTACAACATACCATATATGGAAAAGATATCCTCAATATTTACGAAAACAATTCTGGAAAGAACATACCTTTTGGACAGATGTATATTTTGCCTGTAATGTAGGAAATGTATCGGAAGAAATGCTAAAAAGATATATAGAAGATCAAGGTTGAGAAAGAGGGTGACAGTGGATGTTAAAGGCATATAAATACAGAATATATCCTAATAATGAGCAGAAAATACAAATTGCAAAAACATTTGGCTGTTGCCGTTTTGTATATAATCAGACACTGGCATACCGGAAAGAAGTATATGAGAAAGAGAAAAAATCAGTTAGTAAAACCGACTGTAACAATTACTGCAACAGACAATTAAAGAAAGAATATGAATGGCTGAAAGAAGTGGATAAATTTGCTCTGACAAATGCGATTTACAACATGGATGCTGCATACCAGAAGTTTTTCAAGGAACACGCAGGTTATCCGAAGTTTAAGAGTAAACACGATAATCATAAGTCATATACAACAAATTTTACGAATGGCAATATAGCAGTAGATTTCGAGGGAAATAGAGTAAAACTGCCTAAATTAAAAAATGTAAAAGCAAAACTGCATAGAAATTTTAGTGGACAGATAAAATCGGCAACGATATCACAAGTTCCGAGTGGAAAATATTATGTATCAATTTTAGTGGAAACAGAACACGTGGAACTGCCACATGTAAATCAAAATACAGGAATAGATTTAGGTATTAAGGAGTTATGTATTACTTCAGCTGGAAAGAAATACGAAAATCCAAAAATCATCAGAAAATACGAAAAGAAACTGGTGAAACTGCAAAGGCAGTTAGCCTATAAAGAGAAAAGAAGTCAAAATTATTACAAAACAAAGAAAAAGATAGCATTATGCCATGAGAAAATAAGGAATATAAGAAAAGATTATCTGCATAAAGTTTCACATGAGATTATCAGCGAAAACCAAGTGATAGTTTCAGAGAATTTACAGATAAAAAACATGGTAAAAAATCATCATCTGGCAAAAGCTATAAGTGATGTATCATGGTATGAGCTGACAAGACAGTTAGAGTATAAGGCAAAAT